TGTGTATTATGAAAATCTCCGTGAATCCATGCTCGATAAACTCTATCTTGCTGGTGATGCACAAGATGCCCTTGACTTAATCGAAAGCCTCTAATATGAAACAGTATACATTTGAACTAATTGAAAACTTCCCAGAACCCACTGAGGATAAATACAATCATAAAGCCTACCCTGTCTCAGGTGTATACAAGTTTCCTGATTCAGGAACTCTATACTTCATAGACAAAGAGTATGGCACTGTAAACACAGTGTATGGTAACTATAACAGTTTCCTAACTGTCTCTGATAAATCAGCAGAAGAACCTTCCGTTGCCTTATCTCTCTTCCTCTCAACTGTAGCAGCCTCACACGGACATAAACTATGAAGAAAAAATACCTCTGCATCTATGATCATGACCATTACACTCAAGGTGATTCTGTAGAAGATGCCTTTGATGAAATGCAAAGTCAATACAGTCAAGTCGAAATTGATGACTGTGAATTCTTCGAACTCTTCCCTCTCCACGTTGAACGTGAAGTTGTTTGGAATATCCAAGGAGTACAACAATAATGGGTGCAACAACATTCGTAGTGCATAGCTCGGGGGCAACCCCTGCTAAAGCATTCTCTACTGCTATCCAAGATGCCTTCTGGACTTATGGTCATCAAGGTTATACAGGTAGTATCTGTGAGAAAACTGACTTTGTTATGATTGATCCACCTAAAGAAGTTAAACTCTATGAATGGATTGATGAACAACTCGAGGACAATGATCTAATAGATGATAAATGGGGTCCAGCAGGATGCGTACAAGTCTCTGAGACTAACTATGTATTCTTCGGCTGGGCATCATGTTAGTATTATCAAAAACAGAAAAGTCAATGTATCAAATACAAAGACTTAATGACGGAATACAACCAAAAGAACCTAAAATGAAACAACATATCAAAGAAATGTGGCTTAATGCCCTTAGATCAGGTGAGTACCTTCAAGGTAAAGACTCTCTTCAACCTGCACCTAACACCTTCTGTTGTTTAGGTGTGTTATGTGACATTGCTATTAAAGAAAATGCTGTAAACAACGGACATTGGATTGAGGCTGATGAAGGTAATGGACTTAAATTCGCTAGCGGTATGCTTAGTAATGAACCAGACTTCTATCGCCAGTCCTATGAAGAAGAAGAAGATGGTGAATTACCTAGAACTGTCCGTAGATGGGCTGAAATTGACTCCTGTAATCCACAAGTCCTCGTAACTATAAACGAAGAAGGTCATCAAAAACAACTCAGCCTAGCTGAACTAAACGATACATGGAACTACGACTTTAAAAAGATAGCTGACCTTATCGAACATCAACTATGAAATACAAAGACATCAAAGATTTCCTACAAAGATGCGAAGAACATCCAGACCACCAAACAGGCATGATTAGCGAAGGCATGATTCAAGCCCGTTTGTCTGAGGAAATCGATGAACTTCGTGCATACATTGAAACCAAACTAAAAGAAAAAGCAAATGACACGCTCTGAAGTAATAGCTGACCTTTGTAATGAAGGTCCCTACTGCTGCTACTGTTGTGACCCTCAAGGTAGTAAAATATCTTGTTGCCAAGAAAACCATTTTGTACCATTCGAAGATCTCTACTACGATGATCAAGAACATTTAATAGAAAGCTATCAATGAGACATCCACACTATGACCTTATCCTCCAATGGGCTGAAGGTGAAGCTATCGAATACTTTAACAAAGATGAAGATTGCTGGGAAGAAATAACTATCGGTGCGCCAGGATGGATTGAAGATATAAAGTACCGTGTTAAACCTAAACAAACAGAACAGTTCTTCAACAAAGCCTTTGTTATCGACCATATCAAGTCCCATGGTTCCTACAAACGCAGAAGCGGTGACTCCCTAAAGCTAGTATGGGAAGGTCAAGAGCTTATCGCTGCAATAGCAATTAACCCAAATGCAATTATCGGAGTTTAAAATGAAATTTACATTTAAATGTTATAATGAATACGATAACTCAAGCGTAACTATCGAGTTTGATGCAATAGCCCTACATGAAGTGCTTGAACAATTCAAAAACTTCCTGTCAGGCGCATCATTTGTCATTGATCCTTTCTCTCACTTGGAGCTTGTAAACGATGAAACCAATAACAACTAAAAACTACGAAATATTCTTTAACAAAGCTTACTTCGAACATAACGCTTATGGTGAAGATGAAGCTGGTAGTATGTGGTTTAACAGTAATGGTGTACTAACAGACTATGATGGTGTATTTGAACTACCCAAAGAAATCATTGCAGCCTTTGAACAACTAGGCTACAATATGGATTGGGCTAAAGACGATGTATAAACCAGACCTGTGGATGATAGTAAAGTTCAATGAAGGAACTGACAATAAAGTATACTACAGAGTCCTAGCATCATGGCAAGGAGGATACCTTGATGGTGACTCATGGCGTATGAACTCAGGTATCACTAAAGCTGAACAAGAAGGTGACTATACCCTCTTCCACGGTAGTAGTGGTTCTATATACCGCTGTCATAAAAAGAGCTATGGTGGTTCAGCTTATGCCTGTAGTATACTGCAACTAATGAGAGACAAACAACCCTCTCTTAACATGACAGTAATGTCCTCTGAAACAAACTTCTTGGAGCTAGAGTATGAGTGATGTAGAAAAGTACTATGCAAAAATGCAAGAGTACTTCCCTCAAAGCCGTCCTTGGACAGCATTAAATCCTATGGAACAAATGCAGATTGTCCAAGCTATCAACATGACTATACAGGTACTATCACAATGAGTACATTTACATTTGAATACGAAGCAAGCAGCACTATCTTTAATGTTGAAGTTGAATATGAGCCTGCTGAAATAGGTTCTACTGACTCTTACGGTTTAAAGAATGAGCCTGACTATCCTGAACTCTATATCGTAACAAAAGTTACTTTACCAAACTCTGACGTAGACCTCTCACCCTACCTTGCTGAAGACATTCTCTTCGACATGGAAGACCAAGCTAAGCTAGGTGAATGCGTATGACTATAATAAAGAAACGAATGGGCGCTCCAGCTGAAGTCCTTCAAATAGGACAAGATGCTTTAGCCCTGTGGCGTAAAAAACGTGACCATGCTAAACGTAAAGGAGGTAAAGTACTTGAAGCATGGAATAAAGCACAAGAAGAAAAGAAACGAATCGTCAACTCACCTACACGAGCAATCCGTGACTTCTGTACACAGTGTGTTGGTTCAAGATATGCTGTAAATGACTGTAAAGGCTATACATGTCCTCTATACAAGTACAGACCTTATCAAAAAGGAACTGAAAATGAAACTGTATGATCTTAAAAGACGTAGTTATTTTAAACTAAACAACCATGATGGAGGTGAAACATTCTTCTTTGACCATATTGACGGAATGTACTCATTCTGTACTGACAAAGATAATAATGTTGTACACTTTTGTGCATGGGAAGAAGTAACTGAAGTACCCGCACCATATGATAGCGTACAAACTGTTTAATAAACGAAAAGATGGTACATATGGACCACTCTTTATTAATCGTAAACAAAGACTCATAACTGATGAATGGTATGCTGCTGAAGAACATCCAACCAAAGGTTATGCTTATAGACCAGGATGGCATTGCTGTCATTCTAAGTCTGCTCCACATCTATCTGAAAAGAATAGAGTATGGTGTGAAGTTGATATCAACGACTTCACTGAACATGTAAGACCTGCTAGCCAAGGCGGTGTATGGTATACCGCTAACTGGCTACGTATCGTAAAGGAAATGTAATGAAACACTTCCCTCACTCACAGCATGTATACTTAGCTGGAGGTATCGAAGGACTCACTTATGAAGAAGCTACAACATGGCGTAACTACGTAAAGTCTTCTCTTATCCCATGTAACATAGACTGTCTAGACCCTACACGTAGAACCTCTTTCATAGAAAATAAATCTACGTTTACCCTGACAAACAACTCAGGTAGAATCTTCAAGAGTGATCTACAAGACATCCACTACTCCTCCGTTATCCTTGCCGACCTACGTGATAGTATGGCAGGTAAAAAATGGGGTACAGTATGCGAAATCGCTCATGCTCATACAAAAAACAAGATCATCATCTGTATTATGGATGCTGATCAGTTTGAGCATCCCTTCATTGTTCAGTATGCTACTGAAATCCACCACAACATTAACTCTGCTATTGAAGCAGTTAAAGAGTACTATATATGATTCTAAACATATTCACTTGCATTATACTCTTGGCAACAGTTGCTGTACTCGCAGTAATACTATTCACACAAACTAAAGTAAATATCTAATGCCATATATTAAAGAAAAAGATCGTGAATCAGCTCACATGCTTCAGTATGAACCTCACACAGCAGGTGAACTAAACTTTCTTATCACAACATTCATCCGAGACTACTACCTCAGAAAGCCTTGTTATCAAACAATCAATGACGTAGTCGGTGCCTTAGAGGGAGCTAAACTCGAATTCTATCGTAGAATAGCTGCCCCTTATGAAGATATCAAAATCAAAGAAAATGGAGATGTATACTAATGAACATAGATAATGACAAAGAGTTATGGCGTCACCAACCACCTATCGGTCGTGATGGAAGATACATATCAGACTTCTATGATGAATACGCTCATAAACAACTATGGCCTGACACATTTGCTAAAGCCTATAACCAAGAAATTGATGACAACATGACAACTGAAAATGATGCTATCAACCCCAAACACTACAAAGATGTAGCCTACGGTTATCAGTACATGGAACTGATGGTACCTATGCTAGCACGCTTTGATGGTGTAGAAGCCCACTTAATGGGTCAAGTATATAAATACTTAATGCGATCTAAACTCAAAGATCCCTTTGTACAAGACTTAACTAAAGCCAAATGGTACTTAGACAAACTAATTGAGGTCGCTCAATGTCCCAAATCCTAATAGCTATCATAGGATTAGTGTACCTAGCTATCTGTATCGAGCAAGTATTCAAAGGTAACACTGCAATGTCTATAACATACTTCGGATATGCCGTTGGTAACATCGGCTTATACAAACTAGCATCATGAAACTTCAAAAAGTAAACCTATTCGCAACAATGGATTCTATACAAGAAGCCCTTGATTATGGAGTACAAGTAGGTATGGGTACAGCAAATCCTGCTGCTGTAACTACTGCTCTCTATGTACTCTTTAACACAATGGTTGAAGAATTCAATAAGCAAAATGAATCTAATTAAAACCGTTAAACGCTGGGTCGCTGGTAGTGATAAATACTTTGATATCTATGAATGCACTGTAGATGAAGTAGAAGCATATACCTCTGACACAGGTAAGTCTATGACTAAGGTTAAAGTTAATGACGTAGAGTATACAGGACTTCATAACAAATGGGTCTATGATTATCTCTGCGCTAACGAAGGTACTCCCTCATTCGTAGTAATGTGGCGAGCACCTAAAGGTAAACCTATGGTTGCATACGTTAAAGAAATATGGCAAGATCATATCAATGGCGTATATAATACAGAAGTTCCTCAAGAAACAGAAGCATATCCTTCTATAGGAGGAGAATCTTTTGTATATATGTGGATAAATAAAGATACTGATAAAAAGTATATTGGTAAACATAAAGGTTTACCTGATGACGGCTACATCTGTTCTTCAGAAACTATGCTTGCTGAATATGAAGAAGCCCCATCAAGGTTTATACGTACTATCTTAGCATATGGTGCTGATCAAGAGATGCATGAGCTAGAAACTATACTACTGCTTCAACTTAAATCTACTCGTTCACATATGTTCTATAACATGAGTAACAACTTAAGGAAAGACTAATGGCTCAAGTATTATTTAATCATAAATACTTTATTGGTGATGATGTATATGTAAAAAATGCTGATGGCTCAGTAAAGAAAACTAAAATAATCAACATTCAGTACATTATACATGATAAAGAAAATTCTGCTGTAAGATACTATGTAGATACACTGTACTCTAGTAACTCTACACTAGTAGAATCCCTTATATACTCAACTGCGGAGGAAGCTTTCAATGGTAACAGTGCAACTTAACAGCGAACAAACTGATGCTATAACAGCATCAACTATTCGTAATTTATACTTTGATATCATTAACAATCTAGACTGTGGTATTCTATTGTTTGCTGATAATAGAGAAGAAGATATAATTCTTACACAAACCTTTATGAAAAACCTATCTGAAGTGCATAATTACTTTGTAACTGAGGAACATTACATATGACAGTAACTGAGATTGAAGAACACACAGATGGTAGTGCTACAATAGTGTTCGATATTAATGCAGAAGAACGCTCTACGTTTATAGAAGCAGCTATTGTACGTGCTATTAAGCTGGGTCTTGAACAAGATCAAGACGAACCTACTATGTATGACTATGTAAGGCGTCTAATCAAACTTCTTGACATGAAAGAAGAAAGTAATGGTGGACACATGTTTCACCCTACATACATTACATCATGCAGAGTGATGCATGTCAAAGAACTCGATACTATCCTTGACGGGATGAAAGAGTTACTAAGCAAACCAACCGTTCCCGAGACGGTACCTTATGAGAACACATAATGAAAACAGCTGTAACTGTAGTAGTATACATGAACGACTCATTCAGGAAAGATGACATAGAAACTATTCTATGGCACTCATTCGATAAAGTTCTACACGAAGATGAATCATACCAGATAGTCTCAGTAGAGGAGCTTGAAGAGTGCAGTTAATTCCCGTAGCAACTCAAGAAGAATGTGCTGAAGTAATTCAGGCTATCAGTAAAGTGTTTAGGTTCTCACTAACAACACCTCACCCTGAGACTGGTGTTACTAACAAGGAACATTTAGAGACAGAGATAGGGCAACTTAAGTGTATGCTCGATCTGTTGTCTCATAAATGGGACTTAAGCAATGCTGCTATTAACCGTTCATATGACTTAAAGTTAATAAACTATAATCGTTGGGATAAAGAACATGGAGTATTATCATGATAGTGGATACAACTATTGAAGACGAAGTACTTATAACAATGGTGCTTAAGAAACCATTTACTATGGAACAGCGAGCTGAGTTTGATCAAATCTTAGATCACTGTTTTGGTTTTGAAGAAGACTATAATAGAAAGGTAACTAATGAAATCTCAACGTGACTGGGATGAATTCTATTTAAGCATATGCGACTTGATCTCCAATCAAAGCTATGCTGAAGACCGTAAAGTAGGTGCTATCATTGTTAAAGATGATAACATTATTTCATTTTCTTATAATGGAACACCAAGGAAAACTGACAATGATACCCAAAGTAATATTGTATTACATGCAGAAGCTCAAGCAATTGCTAAGGTGGCACGAACAAACAGCAGTACTATTGATGCTACTCTTTACTGTACCCTTAGTCCTTGCATTGACTGTTCTAAACTTATATATTCAGTAGGTATTAAACGAATAGTCTATAAGTGGCTCTACAAAGATACTACTGGTTTAGACTTTCTACGTAAGAATAACGTAGCAATAAACCAGAATGATGGTCATAATAATCTTGCTGATTCAGCTTGGCTAGCCAATACAGGGTTACTCAAAGATGACTTCTGAGTGGTCTTATATTTTATTACTTGTATTTTTATTTTACAACTTATACTTACAACATAAGCTCAATGAGTTTAAAGAAACTATAGAAGACCAAGCTGAAACAATGACAATGATGGCTAAAGAACTTAATGCTCTTGGCTCTCCTAACGTATCGTTTCAATATGTCTCTGAGTAGTAAGTACAATATTATAAAGGTACAAGTATCCTGCGTACCTAACTATGAAAAAGAAATTAAATTATTATTCTTTAGAATACTAGATGACTACATAAATAGATTTAATGTAGAAATAGTAGTTGATAAAGCAAATATACAAATATGTTTTATTGAGTATGATGACCCTAAAGGTGAGACTTGTGGGCTACATATATTCAGTGAAGATAATAAAAAGATCTTAATACAAATAAGAGATCCTCTTTTACATGGTTGGGAAGGTAACCCTTACACAATGGATAAAATGGCTAACATAGTATGCCATGAATTCGTTCATGCTTGCCAAGCTCTAACTGGCAGAAATGGTTTTAGTATTCCTAAATTAAACTACAATAAAAATGATGAACAAGAACAATACTTCTTTGACCCCTGTGAAGTGGAAGCAAGAGCACTTGAAGCTCCCTACACAACGATGTATGCTCAGGCACTACTGCTATGAGTAAATTACGCTTATGTGTAGACATTGAAACAAACGGGTTTATGCCTACTGTAGACACCATCTGGTGCATGGTAGCTGTAGATGCTGACAACGGAAATGTCTACTCATTCTCTGACTATAATACTGAGTTACCTTCTCTAAAGGAAGGCTTAGAGTTCATTAGTAAGGCAGACATTATCTTCGGTCATAACATTATTGGCTATGACTTGGTAGTGCTGGATCACCTTACTGGATGGTACCCGCCTGACAGTGTAAGGGTAATAGACACTTGGGTTATGTCTCAAACAAACCAATACAAACGAGATCACAAACATGGTCTCGAAGGTTGGGGTTCTAAATTAGGCTTTCCTAAGATAGAGTTTGAAGACTTCTCTAAGTACTCTAATGAGATGCTTACATACTGTATACGAGACGTTGAACTTAACGTTAAAGTATACAAGATACTTACAGCAGAGGCAACAAAGATCATTGGTAAGTTTCCAATGTATGCTAAGGGTTTAGAGGTAGAGAATCGCTTTGCAGCTATCGAAGCAGCCATACGTAATAAAGGCTGGAAGTTTGATATGGCAGGCGCACAAACACTTCTAATGAAAATTAACAATAAGATGGATCATATCGAGGCGATTCTCGAACCACGTATCGGTATGAGATGTATTAAGGTAGATAAGCCAGATGAGTTTAAAGAACCAGCATGGCGTAAAGATGGATGCTATACAGTAGCAACTGTTAAACACTTTAGTATTGAACAAGAACGTGGTCGTACAGATCGCCCTATTGAGGGACCATATTGCCGTATCGCTTTTGAACAAGGCAAAGTAGGCAGCACAGAGGTCGTCAAAGACTATCTTTATTCTATAGGATGGGTTCCAGATGAATGGAACGTAGAAAAAATAAACGGAAAGTTTGTTAACAAGAGTCCTAAGATTACTGAATCTTCTCTGGAACTCTTAGGTACAGAGGCTATGCTCATCAGTGAGTACTATACTCTGCGAGCAAGAAAAGGTATATTAGAAGGATGGATAGATGCTGTTAAACAATCAAAAGATAACCGTCTTCATGGCAGGATGTGGACTATTGGCACTCCTACCTTTCGCTGTCGTCACGAGCTTGTTGCTAATTTGCCTAGTGTTGATTCAGCATACGGCAGAGAGATGCGTGCGCTTCTTATCTGCGAAGATGGAACAAGTATTGTGGGGGCAGACTCATCTGGCAACCAAATGCGTGGTCTATGTCATTACATTAATAACGATGATTTTACTAATGAGGTAATCAATGGAGACGTGCATCAACGAAACGCTAACGCACTCGGTACTAGTAGGAAACTTGCTAAGCCTTTTCTTTATGCTTTCTTGTTTGGTGGTGGGGCGGGTAAACTTGGTCTCATACTATCGGGAAAAAGAGATGCTAAACTGGGACAAGAAGCTATCGGAAAGTTTGAGAACTCAATTCCAGGACTCAAGGAACTTAAAGACAGACTCATAGGACAGTATGAAAGAACATCTGCTGCCTTTGGATCTGACAATGCTTGGGTTAGAGGTCTTGATGGTCGTATAGTGTTTGTGAGTTCATCACATCAAGTGCTTAACTACATACTACAGACTACTGAGGGTATCACCTGTAAAGCAGCTGCTGTATACCTACAAGATAAGCTATGGGAAAGAAAGATACCACACTACTTTGCTCTACATTATCATGATGAAGTAGCTGTTGTAGTGCCTGAGAGCTATGACCAAGAAGTAAAAGAACTAGCTATTGAAGCCTTTACAGAGGCTCCTAAATGGTTTGGTATTACATGCATGAGTGGTGGTGCTCATGTAGGAATTAATTATGCTGAGGTGCATTAATGATTGAACAAGAAGATTGCTTTGACTTAGCGATCATTGATGTAGACAGTATTCTATATCAAATCGCTTATACTACCCCTTCACCAGCTCTCTGTAAAAAACATCTAGACGAAGCTCTAGATAATATTATGGAGAAGACTGGTGCAGCGGATGGACTAGTGTTTATGAAGGGTAAAAATAACTTTAGATATCAGGTAGACCCTGAATATAAAGGTACTCGTAAAGACACTATTGAACCTGAAGTTAAAGAACGTATTGAGATGCTCTATGAGTATGCCAAAGACTTTTGTATAGCGTCACATGGTGCTGAAGCAGATGATCTATGTGGTGTATATGCTCGTACTGCTCTTGACAATGGAGAGACATACATCATATGTCATATCGATAAAGACTTAAATGGTCTTACTGGTTGGCACTATAACTTTAGAAATCACAAGCTATATTATGTTAGTGACTCCGAAGCATATAGGTTCTTGATGATGCAAGTTCTTACTGGAGACTCAACAGATAACATTCAAGGTCTACGTGGTATAGGTGAAAAGACAGCCATTAAGCTGACTAAAGATACACCTAATACCCGACTGTGGGATAGGGTTATTGAGATCTGGAAAGACAAACAACCAGAAACATGGTACAATAACTTCGTTAAATGCGCTAACTGTATTTACATTCGAGAGTTCAATGATGATCTCCGACCCTTAAGCTTTGAAGAACTAAAAGAAAGACTTACATGGACAGAGACTACGGACACTGGTACCCTCTCTCAGACAGACCAGCTGACGCCTTCGGATTCATCTACGCCATTATCAACCTCCAAACAGGAAGAAGATACATCGGCAGAAAGCAGCTCATAAGTGTATCAAGAAAACTATTATCTGGAAACAAAAGAAGAACTGTTATCCGCAAGGAATCTGATTGGAAACATTACAAGTCCTCCTGCCGAGAGTTGCTTGATGATATTGAAGTCTACGGACTTGAAAGCTTTACATTCGTTATCTACCGCTGGTGCATTGGTCCAGGAGATCTTACATACAGCGAAGTTAATGAGCAGTGGCAATGTGAGGTTCTGTCAAGAGATGAAACACCTGATGGAGAGCGTCTCTGGTACAACGGTAACATCGGAGCTGTCAAGTTTTTAAAACCTAAGTCTTATGATTAAGAAACCAAAACCATTAACCAATGATGAACCATCTTTAAAGGATGAGTTTAAAGATCAATTCAAAAAGAAAAAGGAAACACAGAAGCAAGCAAAAGAACGTAGAAAATTCATTCGTGAGCTAAGAGAAGATAGAGACTGGAGCTAACATGTCTAGATGGATACATGCACCATGCCCTAAATGTTCGTCATCAGACGCATTTAGCTATAAAGAAGATGATGAATTTGGTTTCTGTTTTAGTTGCCAAAAATCCTCACCTATTAACCCTAACCACAAACCAACTGAATATCACAAAGAGAACTACTCAATGCACACACTAGAGGAAATTAAAGAATATGACACTCGTGGATTTAAAGAACGTGGTATTACAAAAGCTACAGCAGCTCACTATGGAGTTAAAGTATCGTACGCAGAGGACGGTACTATTGCTAGCCATTTTTATCCTTACACTAAGGATGGAGTGGTCGTGGCATACAAAGAGAGAAAGTTACCTAAAACATTTGTCATCCATGGCAACTTTAAAGACATCCAGTTCTTTGGTCAAGCAACGGTTACTGGAGGAAAGAGGATTATTATCTGTGAAGGCGAACTCGATGCCCTCGCTGTGGCGCAAGCGCAGTATGACAAGTATCAACGATACTACCCCTCCGTGGCCATTCCCTCGGCATCAGCAACCGCGTTAATCCTTGAACAACGTGAGTGGTTAAGAAACTTTGATGAAGTAGTTCTTATGTTTGACTCCGATGAAGCAGGACAAAAGGCTACTCAACAAGCGGCTAAGATAATTGGCTACGATAAAGTAAAGGTAGCTAGTCTACCCGAAAAAGATCCTTGTGATGTACTAATCAAACAAGGTAGTGCTACACTAATGAGCTGTATCTTTGATGCAAGATCATATAGCCCTTCTGACGTTGTTAAAGGTGAAGCTGTATGGGAACAATTCAAACTTAAACAGAACACTGTATCATTAGCTTATCCTGAATGTCTCAAGACACTCAATGAGAAGCTCTATGGTATGCGTCTGGGTGAGATTGTTTTGTTCACATCAGGTACTGGCTCAGGTAAGTCAACTGTTATTAAAGAAATCGTAATGGAAATTCTTGACAAGACTACTGACATGGTTGGTATGGTCTCTCTTGAAGAGTCTGTTGGTGATACAGCAGAAAAGTTTATTGGTATGCAACTTAAGAAAAATCTTAAGACAGATAATGTTACCGAAGAAGAACAGTATACAGCCTTTAAAACTATCTTTGGTGATGAACGCTTAGTGCTGTTAGATCACCAAGGTTCTGTTAGTGATGAATCACTCATAGATAAGTTAGAACACTTAGCCTTGATGGGCTGTAAGTATATCATCTTAGATCACATTACTATCGCTGTATCCGAAGGTGCTAAAGGTAAAACAGGTAATGAAGCAGTTGACTCCTTCATGTCTGACTTACTTAAGATCACTAAGAAACACAACATCTGGCTTGGTGTTGTGTCTCACTTGCGTAAAGGTGAGAAGCCCTTTGAAGAAGGTCATATGCCTTCTATAGATGACATCAAAGGCTCAGGCTCTATTAAGCAGATTAGCTTTGACATCATTGCTTTTTGTCGCAACATGGTAGCTGACTCGGAAACTCTCCGTAACACTATCAGACTTCGAGTTTTAAAGTCTCGATTTACTGGTCGCACTGGTGACTGCGGTAATACATCGTATGACACAAACACTGGACGTCTTAAACAAACTTCATTTGTAGACTTCGAATAATGAATCCACTCCAATATCTTTCTGAACGTGTATCCAAGGTAGTAATTAATTCAGACAAGATCTTTAATGAGGGTGCGCGTCTCCTTGCACATCACCCTACATGGGAATATGATCTTGAAAGATTTATTAATGAATCATGGGACACACTACTGCGATACTGCATACGTAACAAGAATGCTACGCACAGTGCTTCAGTTAAACTCACCTTCGCATCTGATCTTATTGGGAAAAGAATTGCAAGGGCTATTGGCATTGATGAACACAACATCAAATCCACCCTCTCTCTGGGAGATATTTTCCTTGAAACGTTCTTACAAGACGGTCTAATAGATATCTTTAGAGAGTATGAAGGTCGTAAAGCCCCTTACATGGTGCGTATTGTTAATCAAACAGATGACGTTAAGCCTACGCTTATCGGTACTTCATTTGAACCTCTGCTGCCTATTGCTGGGCTATACAGCAACCTTACTAAAGAACCATTCATTAAAGGATGGACTAACAGCAAACTATTTCATGAGTATTTAAGTAAACCTTTTATTAAAAGTATGGAAACATTACGCCAACAACCTTGGTCGTTAAACCTACCTCTGTTAAAGGCTATGGAAGAGAATCATCCTACCGAAATACTTGAACTAGTAGATGCTGATGGTGAGATATACAAATATAATATCCACCATGAAAACCTACACTTACCTAAGAAACTTAATCATATAGATGGTACAAAGTTCTTTGGTAAGAAAGACCCTAAGCTACAAAGACTTATAAGTAAATACTTTGAGTACAGTCAAGTAATAAAGAAAGCACAGCTAGTTGGTAATAGAACTTTCTATCAAGAAGTATCTTGCGACTATCGTGGACGAGTCTACTATGCAGAATCATTCCTTGAGTTTCAAGGTAGTGACTTAGCACGTAGTCTCTTTTTATTCGCTAACAAAAAAGAAATGACTGATAAAGGTTTCTTTTGGCTTAAGGTTCATACAGCAGCTTGCTATAATAAGTCATTCAACATTAATGATATGCCATCCTATTTCAGTACAGACTACAAGACGTACTTACAAGAAGAAGGTCTTGATACCATATCATTAGACAAAATGACTCTTGAAGATAGAGCTGCATGGGTAGATAATAATATGGATAAGATTAGTAACATAGCTAGTCATGATGCTATAGATATGTCTGCTGAAAAGCCTTTTAGTTTGTTAGCATGTTGCTATGAAATCAAGAACTATATTAGAGCTAAGTCTGAAGGTAACTCCTACATGTCTGGCTTTCCTATACCTATTGATGGTAGTAATAATGGTTGGCAACATCTGGCTGCTATGTCTAAAGATAAACAAGCAGGTACCTTAGTGTCCTTGGTACCTACTCTTATTCAGAAAGACTTTTACGTAGCTGTTGCTAAAGAACTTATCAAGACTATGCCTGAGTGGTTTGAAGAAAAACAAATGCCTATGAAGCATATCCGTAAGGGTATTGCTAAACGAGGTTCAATGACTCGAGCATATAGTGCTGGTAAGAAGCGTATAGCTAAAAACATGTACGATGACTGTCATGTAGAAGGTTATACTGTTAAGTACAACATAGACCAGGATCAATGTGACGTTCTAGCTGGTAACCTTATTAAGGCTATCAATGAAGTATGTGCTGGTCCACTTAAGACAACTAAATATCTTCAAAAGATTGCAGAACATGAACTCAACTCAAATAGAAATCACCTTGCTTGGCATACTCCTTCTGGTTTCCCTGTTATTTATAAAGCTTACCTTCAGCACGAACGTAAACAAAGAGGTACAATACGGGGTATTCAAGGAAATAAAGATGGTCGTGTCATGCACGTTATTAAAGTGGATGTCCTCAATAAAGAGACTGGCGAACGAGTACCATGCCGTAGGAGTTATGCTTCGGGTATCAGTCCTAATGTTGTACATTCCTATGATGCTGCTCACATGGCTAATACTGTTGTTGGCTTCAACGGTAGCTTTGGTGCTGTCCATGATTCGTTTAGTACCCATGCTGATGAGGTGGATTTTCTACAAGAAATAACTAAGATAACCTTTGTTGCTCAATATGATATTGAAAACTTCTTTAACCTACTACAAGACACTCTTATGGAGAATAAAGAATTATTCACTTTCCCTCAGCCAGTAACAGGAAGCTTAAACCTACAAGAGGTTTATAATTCAAAGTATTTCTTTTGCTAAAGAGTCGGTACCTAATACCGAACAACAATAATTAACAAGGACATTAATGAACTCATATCAAGAACTAATCGCTAAATCCCGCTATGCTCGATACCTACCTGAAAAGAATCGTAGAGAGAACTGGGGTGAAACAGCTGATCGATGGATCTCTTTCTTTAAAGAACAACTTAAAGACACAATACCTGTACATGACTCTGTATGGCCTTGCTTAGAGAATGAGATAAAAAGTTTAAACTCTCTTCCTTCTATGCGTTCTATTATGACTGCTGGGGAAGCCCTTACCCGAACTAACGTTGCAGCATACAATTGTAGCTATCTTCCTATAGATCATCCGCGTTGTTTTGATGAGGCCATGTACATCCTATTATGTGGTACTGGCGTGGGCTTCTCGTGTGAAAACCAATATACTTCTTTATTACCTGATGTTCCTATTTTAATTAACAGTGATAAAATTATTACTGTAGAAGATAGTAAAGAAGGCTGGTGTGAAGCGTATAAATTATTAATAGCTCGTCTATATGCTGGTCAGATCTCTCAGTGGGATGTATCCTTAGTACGTCCAGCAGGAGCGCCACTAAAGACTTTTGGTGGTAGAGCTTCTGGTCCAGGACCTTTGATTGATTTGTTTAACTACACTGTAAACAAGTTTAAACAAGCTTCTGGTCGTAAACTATCTGCTATTGAATGTCACGATATCATGTGTAAGATTGGTGAAGTAGTTGTTGTAGGTGGTGTACGTAGGTCAGCAATGATTTCATTAGGTGACTTAGGTAACTATGACCATGCTACTGCTAAGACAGGTACTTGGTGGGAAAAATATGGTGAACGTGCATTAGCTAATAACTCAGCCGTATACCAAACAAAACCTTCTATTGGTGAGTTTATGAAGGAATGGTTAGATATATACAACAGTCACTCAGGTGAACGTGGTATCTTTAACCGTGAAGCCTCTCAAAAGCAAGCAGCTAAGTGGGGTCGTAGAGAGTTCAATGTACAGTATGGTACTAACCCTTGTTCAGAGATTATTCTTAAGCCATATCAGTTCTGTAACCTTTCAACTGTAGTTGTTACTGCTGATGATACTTTAGATACTCTCCGAACTAAGGTACGCTATGCTACTATTATGGGTACTATGCAGTCTACCCTTACTCACTTCCCTTATCTCCGTGATGTATGGAAACAGAACACTGAACAAGAACGCTTGTTAGGTGTATCTATGACTGGTATCCTAGACAATCCTATCTTACGTGGTGAGGGTAAGCTTACCTTACAAACAGTGCTTGAAATACTTCAAAAAGAAGCTCGTGATACTAATGAGCAATGGGCTGCAATGCTAGGTATCTCTGCTTCAGCAGCTATTACATGCGTTAAGCCTGAAGGTACTGTATCTCAATTAACCCTTACCTCAAGTGGTATCCATGCTGGACATGCACCACACTATATCCGTCGTATCCGTCAAGATAAGAAAGATCCATTAACACAGTTCTTAATTGAACAAGGTGTTAACCATGAAGACTGTGTAATGAAGCCTGACCAAACAACTGTGTTCAGCTTCCCTATGAAGTCTACTGGATATACTCGTAATGATTTAACTGCTCTTCAGCATTTAAAGATTTGGTTAGCTTACCAACGCCACTGGTGTGAACACAAACCTTCTGTTACTATCTCTGTTAAAGAACATGAATGGATGGAGGTAGGTGCATGGGTATACGAACACTTTGATGAGTGTACTGGTATTTCTTTCTTACCTGATGATGGTGGAACTTATCGTCAAGCTCCATATGAAACAATTGATTCATCTGTTTACAAACGTCTTTTAGATACACAACCAGAAGTTAACTGGGAACTGTTTACTGAAGACCGTGATAACGTAGAGGGTGCTCAAACATTAGCATGTACTGCTGGAGGATGTGAAATATGAATAAACTAATTAAGATATATGCTGACTGGTGTGGTCCATGTAAGATTATGGATAGTATTCTTAAAGACATTAATCTTAAAGAGTTTAACACAACACTTGAGCCAGTTAATATAGACAATAGTAAAGAAATAGCTGTTAAATACAACGTAAAAAGTATACCCTTCTTTGCTCTTGAAGACTCTGAGGGTAACCTTTTACGCACCGCTATAGGTGCTATGACTCTTAAAGAAACAAGAGACTTTCTAGTAGGTACCTAATAGTAAACAACCAAGGATGAATGATGAGATACGAGATACGATGGGCTAACGGATACTGGAGGGTGTTTGATACATTTACTTACTCTACAGTACGTCTAGTAGGAACATACAACGAGTGTAATGAACATGTTAAGTTCTCTAACTCTAACAGGATTAAGGGATGATATGGAAGCAAAGATTAAAAAGCCTAGAGATTACTACTCTAGAACATTCCTCAACAGAGACAAAGGAAGTGCTCACACTATTGCTCAAGGATCTTTTGATAGCTGGTCTTTTGATGGGTCATTTCTTGTTGCTGACTGTAACCGCCACGCTACTATTGAGTTCTTTTCTTTCAACTTAAAAGAGTATAAAACTAATTACATTAAAGTACTTAAAATGCTTAACGAGTTAGAAGCTCTTCGTGACTACATGGAGAAGAACGAAGCATATGCTGCACAAGTATTTACAGCAAAGAAAAAGAAAATTGATAGTAAAACATTTAACTTAGCCGAGGTACTAGATGATAAGTGAAATTGATATTGAACATCTCTGGGAAGAACCTATAACAGATGAAGTTGAAGAGTATGAAACTAATAAACCTATTGACATTAGATTCCCTTTAGGCTTATACGATTTAGCATTAACTATGAGATGGAATTATGAATAATAAAAAAGAGTATAACAACGATGTTATTGTATCAGCACTAAGGTGTTTGTTTGCGGATAATTTTGTAGTGTATTACAAGTCACATGGCTTTCACTTTAATGTGCAAGGACCAACATTTCCTCAAGATCATAAATTGTTAAATAAAATATATGATTTTTTATGGGACAACCATGATAGTTTAGGTGAACAATTACGACAGTTAGATAAGCCAGCATTAACTTCTCTTAAAGCTATTCTTAGTGTAACAGAAATCAAAGAAGAGTCTGCTGTGCTAGATGATAGCCGCAAACAATTTGAGATTCTTCAAGAAGATTTTGAAATGTTACTTCGTAATGCTCAATGGATTTATGAAGAAGCAGGTAAGCAATGTATTGGTGGTTTAGAAACTTTTATTGGTGACTATCTTAAAGACTTATCTAAGTTTAACTGGGAGTTAAAAGCTATATTAAAACGGAGTCTTAAATGAATAAATACCGTAACTACAATCTCTTTGCCTTAAGAGGTGATGAAAATACATCTGATATGGATGTATGCGAAACACTTGGTCTTGACTATAGTTTAGCTGGGACACCTGCTATTAACGATGCAGCTATTAAAGCAATGCACAAAAAAAATGTAGATGGATACCTTAAAAAAGGCTATCCAGAAGAAGCAGCCTTTGCAATGGCAAATGAAAAAGCTGATACAATCAGAAATGAAATTAAAGATTTAATTTAAAAAAAAAATAACCCCTATTAGGAATAATCCTAGTAGGGGTTTTTTATTTATTTAGCTTTAAGTAATACTTCGGCTAATACTTTAGCCTTCTCAGAGAACTTTCTTTCAAATCCATCATTAATAATTTTAGAAAGAACATCAGGACTATTTTCAAATCCAAGAACATAGTTACGTTCCCAATTCCAACCTTTATTACCAGAGTCTTCAGAAGATTTATTCTCTTCAATAGCTCTATCTAACATATTCTTTTCTTTAGTACTCTCAGATTCAACTTTAGGTTCAGGTTTAACCCATTCAACAAAGTTTCTAATAGCAGAACCACCAGCGCCTGTTGTAGTCATTTGAGCTATACCATGCTTCTTAATAAACTTATTATCAATCATAGCCTTGTATGCTCTATCTACTCCAGCACTGAATCCACTAACAAAAGTCTTACGGATATTTTCAGCTCCACCCATCTTTTCGTTGTTTTCAGCTAACGTAAACAAAGCTTTAAAAGCATTACGATTAACTGCTAGGTATTTGCTGTTAGGTTCCCATCCAAGAAGTTTAGCTTCTTTAAGCACTTGCTTAGTGTTAGCTACATACTTCTCCCAACCCTGATTAGCTTTACTTTTGCTGGTACGTTTATCAAAGATCTTCTTATAAGAATCACTATTAAGTTTATCTTGTAAGTCATTAAAGTAACCACCAAGAACTTTATATCTACCTGTACTACCTATGTCAATGAATTGACGTCCAGCTAAGATGTTATTAAATACATTGTTTTTAGCATTTTCATATGCTTCGTCTATGCGTTTACCAAACTGTTTTATCTCAGGTATAGCTTGTGGTATAGCAATATTATTATAAGCATTACGATATATATGCAATGATTCAGGACTAGTAATTAACGCATCATGAACTGTCATAATAGGCATTGGTATCTTTAAGTCTTTGTTAACATAGTTAAGCATTAATTTAAGTAAGTCAGCATCAGTAGATTGAACAGATAATACACCAATTTGTCGAGCTAAACGAGAACCATAAGGGTTGTTATAAGACTCATGTTTATTCTCTACAGCATTATAATATGATTGAACACCAGCAGTTGCTGAAGGAGTTAACCCACGTCTGCCTTCTCTGACAGCTAGGTTATTACCACCAACACTATAAATAGTTTCTTTATATCCTGGCATCATCTCTTGCGACTGACCTGAAGAAGAAGGTTGAATCCTATCTTTAGCTTCATCTCTAGTAAATCCCATTTCAACAGTGCTGTATTGCATATCGTCTCCACCAACACCCTTATGGGTAGGTACTGTATCTAACATAGCAAACATACGACCATATCGAGCAAGGTTCTTTGTGTATGTTGAATCAACTACTTTGCGTAAAGCACCTTCAAGACCTAAGTTTAAATCACGAGCAGCTTGAATAAGTACTGTTCCATTCTTAACATCATTCTTATATACACCAGTCTTTTCTAAATGTTTCATAGCAAGTCTATTGTACTTACCATTGTTTAAAAACTCATACATATTTTCAAAGAACATACCAGCATCTTTTGAATAAGAGTTTTCCATTAAAGGTTTTTTAATCAAGTCAGATACTACTGAATTACTTTCTTTTCTGACAGCTTCAAAAAAGTTCTTCCATGCAGTCATTACTTCAGGACGATCTGACAAAATATCATCCATCTGATCTAGCATAGTTGCATAAGTGTAATCACGCATATTACCTAAACTAGGGTCATATGTACTTAAGCGAAGAGCTGTGTTAGGATTACCAGCAAACAATGATTGAATGAAAATACCATTTTGGTTTCCATCATCAAAGTTCATTGCTGTAACTTGTATTGGCATACGTTTCTTTGCTGGATCAATAAATGATTTTTGCGCTTGGAACATATCATCCCACAAGTTTTGGTTAGCAGAAGCTTCACCTCGCTCCATACCTGCTAATAGATTAACAATCTCAGGACTAGCCTTAGTTGGATCTTCTAACCATTCATTATACATCTTACCTATATTAGCTAAGTAAGCACCAATCTCAGGTGTGTATGCCATGATATTATCTGCTGGAGCTTTACCAGCAACCTTAGTTTTAATACCTTCAGGTGCAGTATAGTTATAGTAGTTATTAACCGCCATTTCCATTAAGCCTAATGCTGATCTTTGATATGGTGTTAGCGCCATTAATGCTTGGTGTTGTTCAACTCCTGGCTTAGTCTTATTAAAAACTCTATTAGCTAATGCTTTTAGGTTATCAATTTCTTTTGTGTCAAACAAGTCAGACACTTGTATAATAGATTTAACACCAAAGTTAAGCATCTCTCTTATAGCGCTCTTAGAACTAATAATATCGGTATCAGGATTACGTCTATCAAAACGGTGATTAGCAGTTGCATGAGCATAAGATGTATACAACAAATGACCTAGATCTTTTTGTGCTAAACCTAAATCATACTTCAACCTAGCTAATCTGTTCTGCATCTCTTCACGAGCATGTTCATCTTGTTTAGCTTCATATTGAAGTTGTTTGTTGCTATCATTAGCATTATAATCTTCGTCTTTACCTACAGCGTTCTTTAATGAATTAAAAGCAGTCTCACCCATCTTATGACGATCAGCAAAGATACTTTTGCTAAAGCCTGACTCATCATCAAACTTAGCAGTTACATCTTCAAGCTGTTTCATAAGTGAGTTAACCGACTTAGGATTAAACATCTCAGCTATACGACCTAAAATATTCTTAGCGTAAAATGCACCGTTATGTTTAGTTCCTGGAGCCATCTTAGAGTTCTTAGTAATCTGGTTACCCTGATTAATGAACTCACCTAATGGAACACGAGAAGCCATATGCCTACGTTCAGAGCCAGTAACAGCTGCAGCTAAATCTTCAAGAGCTTTACTTTGATCCTTTAGAGCTTTTGAAGGGGCAAACATAGGCATACCATCTTTATTCTGATACTCTAATAGATGCCCATTACCATACTTACCAGCAAAAGCTGCTTGAGCTAATTTGTATGATGTTCCATCTGGAAGATTCAAACCACGATTAGCTAAGGCAGTATCAAATGCAGCAGCAGTTGCGTTAATAATATTTATCTCATTAGCTTCATCATTGTTCTCTACATTAGACCCGTCAGGATTAATGCCAGTACTAGGCGAAGACATTTGAGTTACAGCACGAGCAAAACTAAGAGCTATATACGAAGGAACAATCTTAAGGGCGTTAGATAAACTTTCACCCTCAAGACCAGCATCTTGTAGTATCTCTGTACCAGCCGCAATACCTGTATTGTATAATTCACCTGTATCAGGATTTATTTTAGGTACTTTAACTGACTCAGAGTTGTTAGAGAATAGTTCATTCCTAATACTTTGAGTGGCATACTCAAGAGGAGTAGCCGCTGTTATAGACTTTTGTTCTATCTTCTCAGGAGACAGGTTAGTAAACCCAGCTTCATTAGATTTTTCAAACAAAGACCTAGCAGTATCAGCAGCACTATCTCCAAACTCATCTAAGTTTGCATTAGAAAAATCCCTTAGACCACTCAATTGACGTTGTTGTTCTTTTTGATAATCATCTAAAGGAACTTCTCTAGATAATGGATTGCCACTTTCATCTCTAGCTACATTACCTTGTTCATCTAATACAGGCTCATAAGGTCTGTTAAGAAGGTATGGATTACCTGTAGCGCCTACTAATGAACTGTTGTCAGTTACATCAGGTTGCACGTGTACCCCTGCCATACCAGCAAATTTAGGCTTAGGGATTTCCATTGTAGCTGCAACAATAGGAGGGACATTAGCAATGTTTTGTAAAGGATTAGCTCCTGACTCAGGAGAGACAGGCAAAGTTGGTTCTGGATTTATTTGCCGTTGAATTTCTTCAGCTGAATTTACACCATTAGGTGCTAATGTTCTAAGTCCAGATCCAGGACCTTGGGGGTTTTGTATAAAACGTGCCATGCTTAATTACCTTTCATATCATTTAAAATGTCTACTGTTTTTCTAGATACAATAGGAAATGAACCTACTACTGGAAGACTACGCATAAGTTTTTGCGCACCCTTCTCAGGTCTACCTTCTAGAACATCAGCAACACCTTCACCAGTACGAGCTACATAGTTAAAGGTTGGGGACTTATCCTTAGCTTGTTCATAAGCCCATTTTCCAGGTTGTTCAGTAATTTTTGTTTTAGACTGTGGATATACTGGAGATACAAAGTCAGATAGTCTTTCAAACTGACCTAACAAACCTGAAGAATGTATATTACGTTGTGCTCTCTTAGCTTTACCTTTTACATAAGGACTTTCTTCCCCATAAGATAATTGATCTTTAAGAGCATTACCTACGCTAGCCATTAACAATGCACTAGCCATAGTAACAAACGCGGAGTAACCCATACCTGCATTATTGCTTAACAAATATTGCTTGTACAGTCTTGGAAGGATAACAGCGTGAGCTGCGGCCATAAAACGAGTCATAACAGTAAACACCCTTAAATAAGGATTGTAATAATACTTAGGAATATTATATGGTTGAGGATTAACAACACGAGAATCAACAAAGTTACCTAATGCTGTTTGTATATTGTCATATACAGCTTTAGTGCTGTCATTCATTTCATCACGATTTCTTTCAGAAAAAGCATTATTAAAAAAATGAATATTATTTTGATCAGACTCTGCATCTACAGCATTCATTAATGCTTGTACATTAAGACCATACTGTTGTAGCTCCGCTAACGCAGCTGCTTGTGCTTTATTAAGACCTTGACCTGTAGCTAAGGCTACTTCTCTAATATTAGGGTCTACTTGAGCAAGAGTCATTACTTGGTTCATCATAATATCGCCAGCAACAGTTAACACGGCTATACGCATAGCATCTGTTTGTGCTCTTAAACCAATCATAGATGCAAAGAAAGCCATAGCATTTTGTTGTCGTGAATCATTAAATTCAAACTTAGATTGTACGTTAGATATCTCATGTCTAAAGCCAAGGTTTTGCATCATCTCTCTAACAAAGAACCTATCTTTAAGAGCTAATAACTCTACATCTTTATCTATAGCGTCTAATTGTTCTTTTAATTCAATCTTACGATCTAAATCTTTAAGACTATTAGAACTTGATTGCTCTAGCTTTTTGTATTCATTATCTAACAATGTTCTTTGATCTTCATATTTTTGTATCTTAGCACTAAGAGTGCTATCAGTACTAGAGAATGCCCAGCTTGAGTACAATCTACCTATTCCAAAGTTAGCTGCTTTCTTTATATCATCGCCTAGCTCTGATTTAAATTCTTTTGCAAATGTTTCTAATTGCTTTAAGAACAATTCATGAGGAGTACCTAACATAGTATATGGTACTTCAGCCATAGAAGATATAGTAGCTTTACCTAAAGCTGCAGTCATAGCAGCAGTATTAAGCCAACCAACAACTTTAGATAAATAAGGATGATCATCCATTGAATGGTAATTACCCTTTACAATTTCAAAGAAAGCTTGTGACTCACCAACAGCTGATTTAAAAGCTAATAATGCTTTATCACCTGTTCCAAACTCACCATTGTTCCATGCTTTAGATAAACCTTTGGCAAGTACTTCTCCATTTTTACCAAAATATTTTGCAACACCAATATCTCGAGCCAAACGACTTTTAACTGATTGAACATTATCTAATATATTTGATTCAAAGAATTGACTTAAGCTAGGGTTATTAAACATACCTAGTCCAGCTAAATAGTCTTTAGCTAACTCTGCCTTCTCTCTGTTACCAGAAACAAGGTTGTTAACTGCTTTACTTATTTCATGAAGATGTTCAGATGGATTTGCTTTAGATAACTCATCTAATATAAAAGCTTTATTTTTATTCCATTGTTTAAGATCAACTAAATTAGAATCTAACAAGCTAGTTGGATCAAGAAGAACCCTAGATGCTACCCCACCAACACTATCAGCTTGACTTCTTAAGGTATTAACAGCTTCTTGTTGTTCTACCCACCATTTGTTTAACTCTTTGTTAATTAAATTTTGTTTATCATCACCAGTATTTTGATTAAGATATGCACCTTGCTTCCAAGTTGTTACTGCATCTTTAATATAGGTATCTAACAAATTTTTATTAATATTTAATTTACCAGCCAATGTAGTACCATCAGTTTTTACTGTATCACCTATTAAGTTTTGAACAAATCTATGGAATGATGCTCCAGGAAGTATACCGTCTCCAGCATACATAGCTTTTAAAGCACCTAAGTAATATTTAGAATTTCCATTTTCATCTGTTATAGATGGAAACATTTTATCAATTTGTCTACCCATAAATGTAGTAAATGGGGACAACAAAGATCTACCTACACTTGCAAGACCTCTTGATGCAGGTAACTTGTACAAATCATCAGTAGCATGTTCATCATTTAAATTAAAGTTACTATTTCTTATTTGTGATGCAGCCTGTTCAGCACTTACAAAACCACCATTATTTGTTTTAAGACGTTGATTGTTATCTGATTGATATTGTTGAGCATCAGAGATATTACCTTCATAATTCTTAAGACCACTATCAATGGCATGCCACTGAGCTGTATTGGTTATCATACGTGGAGCCATGAATGAAGCAGAAAAACCTAATCCACCTAATCCTGCATTAAGCATTGTACGAGAAAAGCCTGCTTCATTTTCTGGAGTAAAATTTCTTTTACCAGCTGAACCAAGTAATTCCATATACTCTTGAGTCATCTCTTGACTAGATTGTATAGCAGAATTTTCTACTGCATACAGTGAGCCACGTAATAAAGCTTCTTTAGATAGATATTGTTTTTTAGCAAAGTCATGAGAGTAGTCAGCAAGAGCTAACAATTCTTTTTTAGTTCTTTGTTCTATATCTATTAACGCTGCCTCTTTAGTTGCAGCTCTGCCTGTTTGAACCATAGCTTCCGCTAATTTAGCTCTAGAACCTGAAGCAAAGATATTATTAAGCGCAGAAGTACCTCCGAACATACCTTTTAATTCTAGTTGTTCAGCTAACTGTTCGAAAGTACCTGTGCCAATAGCTAATGCCATATCTTTTTTACCTTCTGGTTGAGCACCATAATTCTTACCAGCAAATAAAAGTGTTCCAGGAATTATAGTAGATGCCCCAGCAAATGGCCCACCCATACCTGCTACTGCAACCATTGTTGGTAAAGAACCTACAATAGAGCTTGCTACAGTGTTTGTAACAGCAGATAATTTACCCCATGTGCTTTTACCACTGTTAAATGTTTCCATAATAGTGTCATTACCACCAACACTACCTTCTGCATCTAACATTATTTGGGCATTGCTCCATGCTCTACGACCAGCTTTACTTAAATAATTTAATTTAGCTTCAGGGTCAGCTTTAGTAAAGGCATCTTGATTTGGCTTACTACCAAAATATTTTTCATAAGCATCACCAGTCATAGCTGCTACACCAGCACCCCATTGAGCTGTCTTTAAACCACCTTGGTATAAAGAATCCAAATAATAATTGTCATGCATTTGATTATCAATATTACGATCATTTTTATTAAATTTAATAAAACTAGTATTATAAAAGTTTTGCATGTTAGTTACTTGTTGTAATCTAATTTGAGCTTCAAGAAGTTCTTTACGTTTTTCAGCAATAGCATTATCAGTTAAAGCGTAATCAGTAAATCCTTTTTGTGTAGGGTCTTTAGCCCTCTCATGCATGGCAATTGTATCTTGAAGATCTTTAATGTTATCAGTAAGGTTAGCAATACCTTTATTAGAATACATTGCTTTAAAGCCAGCTAATTCTTCTGGATTAGCCGCAGTAACTTTAGGTAATACTGGAGGATAGTTACCCGCTTTAGCAGCAGCTAATTCTTCTTCTTTTACTTTTAAACCAGCTCTTAAATAAGGATTACGTTCAAGAACAGAAGGAAATACTTCGGCATTAGCTGCATTAGAAAGACGTTGATTACTAGCTTCTGGGGTAGTTTCTTTGCTGACAGGAGCTAAGAAATTACGTACTAAAAAGTCTTGTGCTTTATCGCCTACTTGATTTTGACGTTCTAAAAGAACGCGACGGCTAGGAGTCGAATCACGACCTTTAGTTATACCCGTATTGTATCCCATCTCGGATAACGCTTGTGGGGCTAAAACAGAAGCACCTTGATTTTCACCAAATTTAATAGTACCAGTAACTGGATCAAATCGAGTTACCTCGGGTTGGTTAATTCCATAGTCACGATATTTTACGTTATCCTTAATAAAGGTGTCTGCATCTATAAACCTATCTTGGCTAAACACAACAGATTTAAGGCTTGATTTTTTACCATCAATAGAGACATCTTTTAATGTGGATGCATCTTTGTCCATTGCTGCAAGGGTGTCTTCTATTGTAATCATGTATTAGTCTTTCTTATTTTGTTTTGCTATTAAAGATTTATAATACTCTAACGCAGGTGACTTACCAAGAGGAGCGTCATCTAAGAATTTATTATAAGCTTTTGGATTGTTCTTTTTAAGATCAGCCCAATTGTCTTCAATATTTTTAGCCATAACAGCGGGAGTTATATCTAAAGTTTTATTAGCAGCCTGAGCCTGTTTAGCTAACCTACCTACTTCATGACCAGCTTCTAATTGTTGTTGAGTATTTCCTTTTGAAAGGAAATTCTTATTATTAGTAGTATCTGATTTAACTTCCATTAAAGGACTATTAGCACCTGTTTTAATAACATTAGTTTGAATAGCTAGTTCTAAATTCTCTTGGTTAATAGGCATTTTAGAATTAACTAAATGTTGATAAGCATCGTTAACAATACGAGCAACCTGAGTATCATTAGCTTTAGTCATTCCCATATTGTAAAGTACGTTATGAGTTGCTTCAACTAATTGAGGTTTATTATAATTCTTAACGTCTTCACCTTTTTCATTCTTAATTGTTTCAGGTATGCTACTTGATATTGCACTTTTTAACTTACTAGTATTAAGCTCTTCAGTACCCTTAAATGAGTATTTACTCATATCAAGAGGAGAACCGTCTAATGTAGTATATCTTTGATTAACTGGTGCTCTAGGGTCAAATATAGCATTAACAGCTACACCATTAGAATCAGTAACTAAAGTAACTTGTTGAACAGGAGAAGGCATGTTAACAGTATTGCCTTTGTCTTTGTGTTGAACATTCATAGACATCAACACAGTAGCTTTACGTAGATTATTACGTTGTTCTTCAATACGGTCTTCAGGTTCTTTGCTTTTAAGCGGTGCATAAGCAAGGCTAAAAGCTTGATTGCGCACATTCATTGGAACATCTTTGCTGGCAAAGTCTTCAAAACGATCTCTATCCTTTTCATATTCTTTACGCAATTCTTTTCTATCAGCAGTTAGCTTAGTCATTTCATCTTTACGTTCTTTAGCTATTACACGTTGATCTTCAATTTGATAGCGTTTTTCTTGACCAGCCATTTGAACAGCGGCAGTACGAACAGCACGATCATCTGACTTTTCTGCACGACGATCTGCTGCTATCTCAGCGGATTCTCTTCCTTGACGTTGTAATGAAGTCTCAAAAGCATTTTTACCAGCAAATGAGAATGACCTAGCACTATTATATCCACGAGCACGACTACCTAAATACATTACAGCCATACGAGCTACTTCTTGATTGTTTAAACCAAGAGTGTCTTTAAGACCTTTGTATGAAAAGATATTTTTAAACGATTCAATGAATCCTTTGTCATCATTCTTGTACCTATCAGCTGCTTTTTCTACATCACTATTAGCACCTTTAAATTGTTTAATCCAATAGTCAGGATTAGTACGGTCTTCTTCAGAGCCTTTAGGTGGGAACTTAGGTGGAGGAGTTAGACTTCTGCTTGCACTTGCAGCAGGTGCAGCTTCAGGGTTCTTATTCCTATCCATGTTGTTTACTTCAGAAACTGTATCAATAGATAAATCTGGTGGTACAGCTGTAGGAGTTGGTACAACAGCAACAGTAGCTTTAGGTACAGGAGATACTTCAGCAATATTTACTGGCTTAGGTTGACCTTCTTGTCCTGCTTTATATTTATCAGCAACATTACGCATAGTGGTTTCATCTAAACCATCTTCTGTGTCAGGGTTACGACCAGTAGCCCTCATATAATATTCTTTCCATGCTGTAGGGTGGTTTTCTGATTTAAGCATTGAACCGTTTGGTGTAGAAGAAGGCCAATGGTATTTATTATTATCTTCAGGTGAGCGTTCAGGCATTATACCTGCATCCCATGCTTTACGATAATCGTAGTTAGCATTTTTACTTAAATCAGGTGGCTCACCATATTCTTTATTAAATTCGCTATACCATTCAGTACCTTTCATAGCACGTTGAAATCGATCTTCAGGATTATCTTGAATACCAGCTGGGTTAAACCCACCACCAACATCATATCCAGAAACGTTTTCTACACCATTTTCATAATGAGGTACATAACCACCATGCATCATTGGTATACCATTATATATAGAACCATCTGCATTAACATTAGGAGCCATTTCTAATTCATGCGCACTAGTAGTGCCATCCGCATAACAGGCTTTACCATCCTTATAAACCACATTCATTGAGCCTTCAGCATATTTATCTGGGTTGTACATTTGCTCATATTGAGCATTTAATGTACCATCTTCATAACCCATACGTTTCTTTACGGGTTTAACAGTAGGTAACATAGCTAATTGATGAGGAATGTCAACAACACCAGTTGTACCGCGAGCATGATGTTGTGCCTGACGACCTTGTTGAACCATCTTAGCTATCATAGGTTTATTACGTGGGTCTTGAGCAGCAGCTCTTGGTATGACTGCCTCTCCAGGAGTTAACATAGCAGGAACTGTATCAGTACCTTGAGCCAACATGTGTTGACCTTGTTTAAACATACCTGTACCAGACATAGGGTTAGAAGAAGGTAAGCCTAATTTTTCACGATTCATACGTGGTTTATTACCTAATGGTCCACCTAATTCATTTACTTTTAAGCCATGAAGTTCTTCTTTATGACCAATACCTTGGTGTGCTTTTGCAGCAGCTTCCATAAGTTTAACTTCATGTAATTGATCTTTACGACTCTCTTCTTTTTCCATCTTAGCGGATTCACGAGACTCTTTTGCAGAGAACTTTAACCATTCTCTATGTTGTTTACCTGATAGTGGCCCCATATTAAATCCATTTCATTTGTTTAGCAAGTAATAAACCACCTATTAGCCCTAATGGACCACCCACAGCAGCTAGCATACCAGTACTTGCTAAGCCAGCACCCATAGTTGCTAACGAAGTACCTTCAGCTGCAGCCGCCGCTGGGCCAATAAGAGCAGCACCTTCACCTAAAGTAGCAGCAGTAGCAGCACCTTCACCTAGAGTAGCAGCAGTAGAAGCATTTCCTACAATACTTGGAAGAGGTTCCACAACATTAGAAGTTTCTACAACAGGAGCTAAAGGAGCAGCAACTTTTGCAGGTGTCATTGTTTTAAAACCAGCATCAATACCCGCATTAATACCTCTGTTAACAATTATTTGTTGAGCCATTTGGCCTAATCCAGGTGGTCCCTGCGTAATTTGTGGTTGTTGAGGGTTATTTTGAGGTACTTGTAAAGTATTGTTTGTTTGAGGTACATTAGGATAACGCATTGGTTCATTAGCCCAATCCCAAGGATCTTGATAACTCATTATTTTCCTCCAAAACTATTTGTTTGAACTAAAGGTTGTGGTGTTGGGTCTGGTTTAGTTACTGTACTTTGATCTTGAAAAGGTGGAATATTTAAGTTATTCTTTACAATATTACTTGTAGGTTGGTTAACAATATTATCTGCATTAATTCCAGCCATAATTATTTACCTGTACTTATTGCTGATTGTCTTGCTGGATTACCAAACACAGTAGAAGCATAACGTTGTAAACCTTGCCAAGGAGCATCCACTTGAGCTTGATTAATACTTCGTTCTTGATTACCTAAATCAGCTAATGTTTTAGCTGTTCCAGAAGCAGCTGCACCGGAAGCACCTACAGAATTACCTAAAATCTTTTCAGCTTCTAATCTGTTTTGAAACATTTTATTTTCATAGTCAGCATCTATCTTAGCTAACTCGCCTGTAGTAGCTGCATTTTGAGCACCTTGCATAACAGCTTGTCGAGCAGAACCTAATGTTCCTGCTTGACCAAACTGTGTATCCATGCCAGCTACTCTCTTTTGAGCATCAAGAATAATACCTTGTTTTTGAGCCGCTAAAATATCTGCACTAGGAGCAGTAGCCATTGTGTTTAAACGATTTTGTTGATCTTTTAAAGTATCTAAACTACTTGCACCAGTATTAGCTACTGCATCAGCAGCATTACCAAAAGCTTTTTGTTGTAAATTAGATTTACCAACTACATTATCTAAAGCACCCTTATTATATAATCTACCTGCCTCATTAGTAACGCTTTCAATAGAAGGCCTCATCCATTCAGGAATAGAGTCTACTTTTGTAACGTTGGTATCACCGCCTTTATAGCGTTTAATTAACTTTAATTTCATAATTTCTTTCTCATAACAACATATGCCTGTTCAAATCCAGGTACATACTTAGGTAATACTTTAGCCCATCCGGGACGGCCCCATTGCTCAATAGCAATACAACCACATTCTTTTGCAAATACTTCTACAGTAGGAAATACTTTAGATTGTTCTTCAAAATTATTACCTGAAAAAAGAATAATATGAAGTGTTTTATGTTGTGCATAAGATAAAACTTGAGTTAAACCTACACCAACAATTTCAGAACCATCTATAACAGCCCAACATTGAGCATCATTGTTAAGGATTTTCCTTAAATAATCTGTAATAGATGATTCACCTTGACCATGCTGTTTAGCTTTTTCTAAATGCTTAGAAACAATATCCCAATATTTTAAAACATCTTCATGGGACATAATAATTATTTTCATTTAATCTCCTAAAGCAATCCAGTTAAGTGTACCAGTAGCTAATACTTGTGATGATGTTAAACTATAATTATAATAGTTTAATTGAAAATTATTTACCGCTGTTGTTGATGTTGGAACAGGTCGCCTACGAGTGACAGTTCCTGACATACTATAAACTTGCAATTCAGCATAAGCTTGCCCATTTGAAATACCCCCAACAACTGTTGCATACAAAGAAAATGTAAGAGCAGAAGTTGTACCTACGTAAGTTTTAGAAGCAGTAGTTGTATAACCACCTGTGTTTGCTGATAAGTCTAATCCACTACCAGTAATAGTTGTAATTCCGCTACCTGTTTTAAACAAATTATAAGCGTAATTGTAAGTATAATTTGAACTAGTAACTTCCCAACCAGTTGGAACTGTATATGTAGGTGAATAATTTAAAGTTGCAGTACTAGGATTAGGAGAACCAGTATAAATTTGAGCAATAGCACTAACAGTACCTGTACGAGACACGTTATCATCAAGATATTCATAAACAGTACCTGCACTGAATGTACCGCCAGTGTCAACAGCTTCAGCAAACATCCTAAATGTCCAAGTACCTGCTGAAGGAAAAGTAATAGTAATACTTGTTGTTGAAGACCCTGAAGCATTAGCCCCTAAATTAGTAGCTGTTGTTGCTGTATCAACCCACACACCACCACTAAAATATTGGCCTTTCCATCGAACAGTTCTATAGTAAAAATTACCTCCAGCACCAGTACTTCTGTAAGATTGCAAGGTAGCATTAAGAGTTACAGAGGTAGCGTTAGCAGGAGTTGTCCTACTAATACTTGTAAATGATCCTGAAATACTACCAGAAGATTCGTTAGTTACCACTTGACCTGTATTAGCAGCTAAGCTTAAAGTAGCTACTGGTGTAAATCTCCATACCATAGACCCCGAAGAAGTTTCAGTAATGCTATTAGCTGAACATTGAATAGACTGACTTTGACTAGAATAAGTATTGTCATACAATTTTAAATCAGCGGGTGATACAAGTACTTTAGGTTGAGTTTTAAAGTAACCCGGAATAGTTACTATAGTGTTATTTGTTGCAGAACCAAATTCAGCACGAGAAAGAGCTTTATAAAGAACAGAACCTACAGAAGGTACATTTTTATAAATCTCTACGTTACCATAAAACAATCTAGCTTTATCACCAGTAGAACTATTATTAGAAATAATTTCACCATTGCTGTTAATAACTACAGGAGCTAAAGTGCCTGTTCCACCAACAGTAATAGTAGTTCCTGCTTGAATTTCTCCACTACTAATTAAGTTAGCAGTAACAGCACCAGCAGCAAGTTTAACAGTTGTAATAGCGCTAGCAGCAATCTGCCCTGCACCAATAGTTAATGCTGCAATGTTGTTACCAGTAATAGTTTCTGCTGCAATTTTAGTTCCTGTAACAGCACCAGTAGCAAGCTTTAATTCAGTAACTGCATTGGCTGCAATTGTTTCAGCTGATACCGCATTAGTTACAAGCGCACCTGTAGATTGATCTAATGCTGCAACATTTAATTTGTTTGCACTTAGTGTAGCATTTAAAATTTCTGAACCAGTAATACTCTGAGGGGGTACTATAATATCTAAATCAATAGCTGTAGTAGGGGCAGGTAACCAATGATAATCAATAGGATTATTGTTTACATCAAATTTAATTTGTCTACCGCCTAATATTCGATAATACAAAGTTTTAAGAGTACCAAAACCAGAAGTTACAAAGTACCAAGTGTAGTCTGCTGGATTAGTTGATTCCGTAGAGGATGTACTGTTATTAATACCGTAATAATACTTTCCAGTTTGAGTATCAGATAACCCAGTACCTATATTATCATCAGCATATTTAACATGAATAAACTCATAGAGGTATCCTACTACATTACCTTTTGAATCTTTGATTTGACCAGTAGCAATATCAGAAGAATAACCTGAATTTGTATTATCATAACCATTAACATGAAGATTATATAAGTACGCATCTAATTCAGAAATACCTGTAATAGGTGGGTTCATCATAATTTATCTCCTGTCTGCAGCTTTAGCATCAAGTGACATCATACCCATACGCCAAGGGCCTGTTGAAGAAATTCTATAATTAATAATACGACCATTAACTCGTGGGTCTACTTTGTAGCCTTGTGATTTTTGGTTGTTAGGTAAAAAAGTAAATGTATCTTTTAAATCAGGATCATCTGTTGACAAATCAACATCATCGATATAATTGTTCTGGCCTACTACACGAATAGTAATAGATGCATCATTAGGCACTTTATCAAAAATAGGATATATAGAATTAATAAAAGAACTACCAGTAACATCACCAGTATTAAGTTTCTTTTTCTCAATATAAGAAGTATATGAGGCTAATGCAGAACCATCCCACATTAGATAATTACTATCAGTAACTAGTGTTTGTGTAGAATTAGTTGTCATATAAACCACTTCATTAGCATACTGAAAAGCATTAGATATATTTGAAGGGCCAGTAAATGTGTAAGTTATTGAGGGTAATACTCTTTTAGACCATGTATTATTTTTATAATTATATACTAAAGCTTCATTACAAACAGTAGAAGAACCTTTAGGATAATTAATCCAAATTTCTTTATAAAAAGAATTTTTAACTAAATGTACTTTATTAACAACATTTTTATTAAGATTATTAAAGAAATATTTTTTAACCCTAAAGTCAGCTAATGATTCAATAGCACCAGAACCGTTGTGAACATAAATATCATTACGATCAACTACAAAATGTTTACCATCAAATTCGATAACACAATCTGTACTTAAAATACCATATGATTTGCTATAAGGAGATACACGAGTTACAGTACCAATAGTTAAAATACTAATTGAATCAGAAGAATATACAAACATATTACCTCTTAACTCAGCCATATCCAAGATAGGAGAAGTAGAATTTAATTCAAATTCATCAGCAGTATCTGTTGTTACTCCGGGTTGCCATATAGTTGGGATACTACCTGTGTTTGCTTGCACTGACACTCTAATAGTAGAAGGTGCATAAGTAGTTGTACCACTTTGAGTTAATGTTAAGTTAGCTGCTACTAAAGAATAGTTAAGTGATCTAACTACTTTGGCTGTGACCGTAAGCCCTGAAACATAATTCCATCCGGGTAAAGGTTGAAAAGAAGAACCAGCGGTAGTGCTTCCATATAAACAATATAAAGGGGTAGAAGTACCGTTATTAAGAACAATTGCATAACCTCCGTTAAATAAAGTACCTTGCCAATCACTGTTTGTGTATACTGAATCAGCACTAGAAAACATTGATGAGCTACTACCTGCCGCATCTACACGAACAATATTGCCATTCTTAGCAAAAATATTGTATCCTTGATCTGGCCTTCTCCAATGAATGCCATAATCAGGAGTAATACTTACTACCCTATGAGTGGTTTCACCAGTAGTAGTTTGTACGCTATCATCATCAAATCGCACGTTTAATAAATCCGTAAACGTATTCGGAGGTACAATCATAGGTGGAAGATCAGCGTTTAAACCGCCTTTACCTAATTGTTCTACTGGTATTGCCATAATATTCCTTTAGATCTTTTCTTTAATAAACATTCTAACTAAGTCACCTACAATATCTGACCTTACGATATCATCTACTGTAAACCTTACAATAGGTATCTCGATACCTGCGTTCTCACACATCTTGCAAAACTTAAGAATATCTTTACCGTTATTAATGTCTGACTGAGATGCATCACCCATAAGAACCATCTTACTGTTCTCACCTAGGCGAGTAGTAATAGCTTTAAGTTCTTCAATAGTAATGTTTTGTACCTCATCAACTAAGATAAGGGAATTCTCAAATGATCGTCCTCTGATAGTTTCAATAGGTTGATACTGGATAGCATCTTTATTAAGTAAGTATTCGTACTTAGTCTGGGTTAATTGTTTTTGTAACACTGTAATCATCGGTAATAACCACGGTGATAATTTATCTTTAATATCACCAGGAAAAAATCCTAGTGATCGTCCTGTAGGGACATTACTTCTTGTAAGAATAATATAATCATAGTTACCTGATTGGAATAACTGTGCAATCTTTGAGGCTGCACAGTATGTCTTGCCTACTCCAGCAGCGCCTAGCGTAACTGTTATAGGAAAGAATTCAATAGCATCTAACAAAAGTCCTTGATTCTTTGTTTTAGGTTGGATATGGCAAACACGAGGAGATTTTGTCAACTCGTTTGTTTTCTTACGTTGGTTTCTTTTCAAAGTGTTTCCTATTAGGTACCGATTAAGTTATATTAACTCAAAGTGAGGACCATCAAAGAACGATTTAAAGTCCCCACCCCATCTGATGTTAACATTGAGTTCATTGGCGGCTTGTTTAACAACTACTGCCAGTTTAATATAGTCTTCTTTATCCCAAGATATCTTACCATCTTTCAAAACACCTAAGTCTACAGCACAACCAACTAAGTGCTTAGAGTTTAGTGTTTGACTTTTACCAGCATCATACAATTCTTGTTGACGTTCCTTTGAACGGAGTCCTTCAAGAACTGTAAAGTCTGCTGTAGTAAGTTTAATAGCTCGTTTAACGACTCTAATTAGTTTGTCATCAACACCTTTAAGCTTATCTAAAGATTTTTGTGACAGAGTATAGGTCATTTAGTTACGCCTTTAAACTTTTCAAAGCTACGTAAACCACCTAAGCCTAACATACCCATCATAAGTTCCCAAAGGTTATTGTCTAATCCGGGGAATGTATACTCAGGTAAAAAAGCAGTTACAAAGGGGCGTACAAGGTACTGATATGCTAGTGCCAAGCCACATACCCATCCAATAAAGGGTCGCCAACCAGAAACAAAGATTGAAGCGTTTGCAGCCTCAACTTTATTAATATCTGTCTGAGCAGTCATGTTAGCTAATTCACCAGACTGTTGTAGCTTAATTAATTCAAGCTGTGCCTGAGCCTTTTGAACAGGATCAGGTATAATGCGGTCAAGGAGCTTTGTTCCAAGCTCTACCACGCTACCAATTAAAACACTACTTACCATGGCTTAAAAAAGTAAAGATAATTCCACCCATGCTAGTTAATAGTACGCCACATACCGTAACTAGAATACTCTCTAAGCGTTTAAGCCGAGCATTAATCATCTCATAGCGTAAAGCACAAACTTCTTCGTGAGAAGAAATACGTGCTTCCGTTGCATCAATTATTGTTGTCATTTAATATATCCTGTTTAATAAGCCTCAACCGTGAAGCTCATGTTCAAAAATGGTGTGCGTAGTGGTGTATAGCTCATGGTGTGTTCTTTCTATAGTCATGTGTAATCAATGTTAGAAAAACACCAAGAAGTTGCCTGTTGCCGTTGCGCTAGACGGCGCAGTAAGTATCCATCCTGAGGTAGCGCTATCTTTTATTGAGTGAGTTCCTGCGTACCATGTAGCACCTCCAATAGCATCTGAACGATAAATATTTAAGTAATCTGAACTTACAATTCCGCTTGCTTTTGAAAGAGAAAAACTAGCGGATCCGTCGGATGAGTCCAGAGTTACTGAGTTTCCAGCAGTTCCGTTTACGTTCCAGTTTAGAAATGTATTGGTTGTATTGTACTCAAAATAAAGACTACAAGGAGTTACACTATTGGTAATATTTGTAAACGTGTTTGAGCCATTTATCGACGTGGGACCTGTATAAGCAATTTCCAATGTGCAGTTATATGTAGCTCCTCCACCAGTAAAAGTTGGATAACCAAGAAGATTGCCTATTACAATTTTTCCTGCGGCAGATCCTTGAGTTGTAGTAAAACTAGTACCAGAACCATTTTCAAAAATTGAATTAAACAGTAATGTGCCTCCATTGAAAGTTAAATTTGGTGTCGTTCCGTTGGCATAAAATTCATTAGATTCCCAAATATAACCATTTAAATCTAACGTGCCTTGATATAAATACGTCTTACTTGTCGACCCCGTCGCCCCCGTGTTACCAACAATACGCAAAATATTGTTTGGTTTGTTTACCTCAACACTGCCGCGAAAACGTATTCCAAGGGTTGTCAAAGTTTGGGTTTTTCGACCGGCAAAAATTATTCCGTTTGAAAAACCACTAAAGGTTGTGCCAGTACCGTTAGTCCAATCACCATAAACTGTCGGCGTAGTATTTTCAGTGTTTAAAACAATAGTGTCTGTTGTTCTGGCAGACATATCTACTGTACCAATGTTGTAGTTGTAATTCATGGCTATTGCTGTACCAGATGCGGGGTATGTTGCGGGGAATACAGCGGTATCTTGCGCAAGAGGAAAATAAATGTAACTTGGTGTACCACCAATTGAACTAGCCCATGCATCAAAGCCACCCCAACCTTGTGAGTAATCAGTGCCAGCATAATAAACAGTTTTTGGACTATCAAAAGTAATGCCGCTATTTCCCCCACAGTCTCCTAATCTTAGTCCAGATGCTGTAATTCCCGTTATGGCAATATCCCTAAAATCAACACTGCTTAAAGTTGAAATGCTTGTTACTGCTATTGACCGCTGAGTTCCAATGGAATTAGAAGCAAACATTATGCGAGCGCCACCATTATTATTAAAATCGCCGTTAACATTTAATGTATTGATGGTTGCGTTTCCATAAAAAGTAAATATTTCAACACCATTATAAAACTTATTTGCTGTTAAAGTATTTATTACTGTATTTGCGCCAAAATATATATTGTTTAAATAATAGGCATTATTAAGATATAATGTGTTAAATGTATTATTTGACGCACCAAAATTTATAGAAGTTATACCTGTGCCATTTAAAGTTAAATTGTAATACGTATAAGCATATGCCGGGTTAAAACTACCAATAATGTTTTGCAAATTTATTGTGGAAGTTCCCGCATTTAATGTGGGTTTAGGGCCGTTACGTAAATCAAGTGGGGAACTAGAATTGGTTAATGTAACAGTTGAACTATTTAAATTTAGTGTTCGTCCACTAGCATTATTATCAGAAACCAAAGCGCCAGCGGTTACAGCATAACCTCCAGTGTCAAATGTTCCGTTATTCAATGTAATTGTGCTTGTTGTGCAATCTAAAGCACTGCCTAATGTCCAAGCACCACCAACGCCATCAAATGTAACGCCGTTAGCAAATGTTTTTCCGTTAGGAGTTATGGTTTTTCCAGTTGATGTGGCGTTAAATGTGGTTAAACCTGTGTAAGTTTTAGTAAAGCTCGTAGCTGGAAATGAAAGACTACCTGATACTGTTAAGCCAATGCTTGTGCCAGCAAGCGTCATAGTTCCGTCAAGGCCACTAATTGTTAAATTATTGCAGACCCTTGGCGTGTTTGCCATAGTAATGGTAAACGATGTTGTTCCCAAGTTTGAATTGGCATCAAAAAATACGTTATCTGAAGCGGTTGGTACAGATGCGCCAATGGTGGCGGCGCTCATGTTTTGAGATGAAAGTGTAGTGTTTGTGCTTGTGGTAAACAAATTAGCACCATTGACGGCAGTAATTGTTCCACTAGCAGTGCCTCCGCTGTTAAATAAAGTCATGCCCACAGCAAGTGCAGGACTACCAGTGGTAGTTAAACTAAAACCAGTGCGGCTACCAGTAAAAGATACGCCAGAAGCAGCAGACCATTTGGTTGTTTGTGTTGAACCCCAAGTACCTGATCCACCAACCCAATATCTATCAGCCATATTTATTCCTTAATTGGAGTAACGTCAGTTACTTCAACATCAATGATATCAGACGGAAGCGCAGTTACTGCGACAATCCAATTATTTAAACGCTCTTGTTTTATTGTTTCAATTTCAGTATCCGTGAATGTGTGGTCATTTGGCAAAACAATAGCGTCTGCAAAAGTGCCGTGTTCAGATTCAAAAGAAAAATCAATTTTTACCATATTAAGCCTGTGTAGTTACAGCAATTGCATCCCAACGACCAGTGCCACTAGCGCCATAAGCGTTATAAACGACACCAACATAAGTTGTTTTGTTTGCTGTAGTTGTTGTGGGAAGTGTTACGCCAACAGCCGTGTAAGCAGTTAAATCTAAAGCTCTCGCTGTTCCGTTATCAAGAATTCTAAAAATTAGTTTATTACCGTCTACAGGAGTTCCTGTTGGCGCACTAATGGTCAAAGCCGCCGCTTGTGCAGTCCAGTTGTATTGGTCGTACGCACTAATGTCTGGCGTTACTGCTGTTGCAGAAGATGTAGTTGTACTGACTCTTGGGTTGACACGTTTGTTTGTTAAGGTTTGTGTGCCTGATAACGTAGCAATTGTGCTATCTATTGCAATAGTTACTGCGGAAGAACCGTTAAAACTTGTTCCAGATAAACCAGTGCCAATGGTCAAAGCGTTTGTAGTTGTACCACTACCACCACCGCTACCACCAGCCGCCCAAGTAGCAGTAGTTCCATTAGAGGTTAGCACATAGCCGTTTGTGCCAATTCCTAATCTTGTTGCGGTATTAGTTCCATTACCAATTATCAAATCACCAGTTGATGTAATTGGAGATATGGCATTAAATGCTGCTGACGCTGTTGTTTGTCCCGTACCGCCGTTAGCAACAGGAAGAGCTGTACCAGAATAACTTAGGGCAAGTGTCCCAGATGTAGTGACAGGACTTCCGCTAACGGATAAAAAACTAGGAGCTGATAACGCAACAGAAGTAACAGTACCGCTACCTCCAGTACCATTTGATGCTAATGTAATGCGGCCTTGCTGGTCAACAGTTACGTTTGCGTTTGTGTACGAACCTGGGGTAACAGCAGTATTTGCTAATGCAAGTGTTGTTGCTGTAGAGCCGTTAAAAGGACCGCCAGATAAGCCAGTACCAGCAGACAATGCCGCAGTAGTTATCCCAGATGTCCCAACAACATATTTAACTTGTCCTGTTGAATCAAATGTTCCTTCAGTTGTCCATGTGTCATTGGGACTTAAAGTAACTTTTGCAATAGTTCTTGTAGAGGTTCCGTTAAAAAATCCAATAGTTATTGTTACAGTTGCTGTATCTGTGTTTTGAATGTAAATAGATTTAATTGTTCTACGAGTAGAAGCTGCTGGCGAAGACACTATTGTTGCAGCCGTTATTCCGTTTAATAGACCATCAGATGAGCCTTCGGTAAAAGTTGTACCGTTGTTATCAGCCCAAGCTACTACATAGTTTGGTTGAGTAGTTGCTGGCGCAGCAGACATTACTGCTGTAATTGTTTTGTTTGTTGTATCAAGAATTAACATGTATTTTCCTTATTAACTGATAAACCAGCCGTAAGCATTTCCTGCGCCGCTAGAACCACCTCCACCAGAACCATTTGACGCCGCAGTAATTCTTCCCTGTTGGTCAACAATAATGTTTGCGCTAGTATAAGAACCTGCGGTTACTGCCGTGTTATTTAGTGCAATTGTAACTGCCGAAGAGCCATTAAAACTGCTTCCAGATAAGCCAGTTCCTATGGTTAGTGAGTTTGTGGTTGTGCCACCACCACCTGAACTAGCGGCCCAAGTTGGAACACCAGATGCAAGCGTTAAAACATATCCGTTTGTACCAGCATTTAACTTAGATAATGTGTTAGCAGCAGAAGCGTAAAGAATATCTCCTGTTGCGTAAGTTGTTAAATTTGTGCCGCCATTGGCAATCGCAACAGTTCCTGTTACGTTAGCTGCTGTACCTGTTGTGTTTTGATTAAACGTAGGGAAACTTGTAAGGGATGCTGCGCTGCCATTAGGAGCAAGTACATCAGTGCCAATTACCAAGCCAAGGTTTGTTCTAGCACCTGACGCAGTAGATGCTCCTGTACCGCCTCGACTAAGCGCAACAGCTACACCATTCCATGTGGCATTTGTAATAGAACCAGAATAATCAAACGTGTTGGTTGACCAAGATACGTTTGCAGGGGTTTGGTCGTGTCTATCCCATGAGCCAGCGGCAGTTGAGTTTAACAACAAAACAACCGTTACATAAGCGCCTGATGGCACAGAAACAATCAAAGTTCCTGAGTTGTTGTTAACCGTGATTGCGCCACTAGACTGATTGTTGTTAAACGAAAAAATGGTTCCGTTTGACAAAGTGGTAGCGTTAGGCAATTGAATGACCTGACCGCCTGACCCTGTAACGTAATAAACAGGGGTTGACGCAACAGTTAGCGTGATTGTGGACCCTGATGCCGCAACATTTGTAAATCCATTGAGGTAAGCGTTTGCGGTAATGTTGTTGTTGGCATCACGCAAAACAACCGAATTAGCACCGTTTGATGCAGTTACGCCTGTGCCTCCGTTTGCTACCGCTACTGTGCCTGTCACGTTAGCAGCAGTACCCGTAGTATTTTGATTGAACGTAGGAAAGCTTGTAAGACTAGCGGCACTACCGTTAGGGGCTAGCACATCAGTACCAATTACTAGACCTAAGTTACTACGAGCACCTGAAGCAGTAGTAGCTCCTGTCCCCCCGTTAGCTACAGGAAGCGGAGTACCAGAATAACTTAAAGCAAGTGTTCCAGAATAATTAACAGGACTACCGCTGACCGTCAAAAAACTAGGTGCTGACAAGCCAACAGAAGTAACTGTGCCACCACCGCCGCTGGTAATATCCATCCAAGTAGTACCTGTGTAAACTCGCATTAAATTAAAAATACTGTTAAAATAAAGAGCACCTGTAATTATAGGATCACCATCATTGTTTACTGTAGGATTAGATGTCTTTTCACCTAAATAACGATCATCAAAATTATCGTAAGTTGCATATGTAGCGTCACGAGCAGCTTCAGCACCTGCTCTAGCTATACCAGCAGCTGTATTAGCAGTTTGTGCAGCAGTAGCTGAAGTAGCAGCGTTAGATGCTTGAGTAGTTGCTGTTGAGGCAGATGTACCCGCAGATGTTGCGCTATTAGTTGCACTAGTTGCTTGTGTAGTTGCAATTGAAGCAGAGTTACTTGCAGACGTTGCTGAAGTAGAAGCTGAAGAAGAACTATTAGAAGCGTTAGTTGCAGATGTTGATGCCGATGATGCGCTTGATGCTGCATTAGTTGCAGAAGTTGAGGCACTTGAAGCATTAGTGGTTGCATTAGACGCTTGTGTAGTGGCTATACCAGCTTGAGTAGTTGCTGTTGAAGCAGATGCTGTAGCTGATGTTGCACTATTTGAAGCAGATGTTGCTGATGCAGAAGCACTAGTAGCTCTAGTTGAAGCATTTGAAGCACTAGTAGAAGCATTTGTAGCACTTGTAGCAGCAGCGGTTTGAGATGTTAAAGCAGCCGCAGCACTAACAGCAGCAGCCGCAGCAGATTCAGCAGAAAGATTAGAGTAACTTATCGAATCAACAGTATCTAAGTTATCGTATTCACCCCCAGCCGCAAGACTCCCAGTCATTCCTGGGGTTTGTGTATATGCCATTATATCCCCTTAAATAGTACCAGCAGTATTAAAATTAATTTGTGTATTACCACCAAGTGCGCGACGCATTTTCTCTTCTTTATTTAAAGAGAATATTGTTTCAGCAAAACGTTTTTCGTAGCGTTGTTCCATTGATTGATCAAAGAGGTATGCACCTAATTCTTTAAGCGCACCCCATAGTACTAAACGTTCATTGTTGTCTCTTAACCAGTTAGATACTTCATTACCAGTGTACATTTTAGTTGTTACTGTTGCGTTATATGCTGCTGCCTCTGTAGACGTAGCAAAACATTTTGTTACACCTGCTGAAGTAGAAAAGTACAAATTAGTTCCAGCAGACGTTACTAATGTAAGGTAAGGCTGGTTAGCATCAGAAAGACCAATAACATAGTTAACAGGTATTACGCTATAAAGAGCGTTTAATGCTGGTAACCTACGATAGTAATGAATCTGCAGTTGAGCACCTACAGCTAATTGAGGATGAACATATATTTTATTGTCCATCCACATCCAGTTATATACTGAGTACTTCTCACCATAAAGGTCAAAGAAGGTACGCTTGTCAGTGATTTCATTAAACACTTTACTTACGTTAGACGGGTATGTTGAGTATGATGTGCCTGTATTTGCTTGAGCAATAGTTCTTAAAAAAATAAATTGAGTTAAGTCTTCAGGCATATCAAAAGAAGTATAAGCATTACCATAAGGCAAACCTAAACTATTTTCTCCTATATTATCAGCTGAAGTAACTGTATACTCTATTACTGATTCTAGCGGAGGTATTCTTAATTGACGATAACATTCATCAGCAGAGTAAGATAGGCAATCTTGAATAACGCTGTCGGGAATAGTTTGTACTTCTGGTTTATTAGACCAGTCTCTTACTTTAGCGACGATAGCGTCGAATCGAGGTGTTGCCATATGTAGTTCTCCTTATAAGGCTCGAATATTACTTGTCTTTAGCAATGGGTAATCCAAATCAATAACTTGTTTTAATTTTCTTAGATTGAGTGGATCGCCCATAAAGTCGGGTGAATGTACATCTAACCCGTGTTTTGTCAAGATATCGATAGCAACGATATCAGGTATAATAGCGAATGAGCGATATGTTCTGCCATTAGCAGAAATTGAATCAAGCTCTCGTTGTTGTGCTGCATAATCTTTGTATGCCGCTACGTTTTGTTCTAGTTGGAAATCTTTGTCGTCAGTCTTAACTACAAAACTATTTTTATTTCCATCTTGTGATAAAAACCCCATTGTGTCCCTTTAAATTTAGTTCTTTAGAGCTACGAGGAAAGCCCCGTCAACTGTAAAACAACCATATTCATATAATATACCACCAGCCGCATATGCGCTGACGGATGTTACTACTAACGCACCAGCAGTAGTGTTTGCACCATCATAATATTTAACCTGACTAATACGACCACGAGTTACGTTTGGCGCACGATAGTCTGAACCAGCGTCCGCACTATCTGCTGTGGTAGCAATGTTAACAACATAATTGTCAGGGATATATTGGCGAGTACCGTCTGTTGCAGTAATTCTTAAAAATTCCATGTATATTCCTTGTGAAATAAAAAGGGAAAGGATTTCTCCTCTCCCTTTTACTGGTTATTAAGCGCCAGACAAACCGAAAATTAAGCCAGCACCTTTGGGGTTGCGACACTCCAAAGTACCTTCTTCAACGATTTGACCGATGATTGAGTCACCTAATTGACCAAGGTCAACTTCTTGCAAGGGACGCAAAGAAGCGTAACTAAACCACATTGGGTCATACAAGAAAGCAGAGAAGTTAGCTGTCTCATTCAAGCCAGAAACTGCTGTATTAGAAATGCCCATAACATAGTTAGGAACAACCATGATGTCACCGAAGTCACTCATGTAGATCTCAACTGACTGACGGAGTTTTCCATCAGCATCAATGTTACGACGGACGTTACCATCACCAGCATTGCTTGAGCTAGAGCCAGCAGACTGAGCCTTAGCAGAGAACACACGACGGTTAGCAGGAGACAACATGAGTTTAGTGGCTTTACCACCGTTCTCATAAATAGCTTGCATAACAGTGTCAACGTGTGACAACTGCAAACTGTTTTTGTCAGAAGCTGTAACAGTAGTAAATGTACCAGCAACACCACCACCTGGATTAGTAGGTGCAGTGTACTCAGCAGCAGTAGTCAGTACGTTCAGTGCAGTAGCTGGAGTAGTTGTAGCAGCAGTGTAGTTTACCCATGCTTGATAACCACCAAAGGTACGTGTACCAGAACCGTTAGAGCTGTTCCAACTGTTAACCAAGTCAAACTCAACGTCACGACGTAGTTCAGTACCACGCTTCTTAAGTTGATAAGCGTATTCGTCAGCGACGCCAGCTTGATCAACAGCACGTTTAGTACCAGTCACAGTAACAGACTTGCTGTTAATCTGTGTGTAGTTACCCAAACGAGTACGGAAAGGTTCTGTAGCCTGAGCTGCAGCTTGAGTAGCGTAAGAGATGCCTTCAGCTACTGGTGTAGATGCTGGAGGAGCCAACTCGTCAGTTTGCCACTCATGGAAAACTGCTGTTGCTTTTGTTTTGCCGATAGACGACATAAAAGGTGTTTCATCACGAGAGATCATCGAGATGAAGTTTGCTAAGTCTTCGCGTTCACCCGCGTTAGTAGCATTACCAGTAGCAGATGAGCTACGGGCTGCGGCTTTAGGACCGCCTGTTGCAAATGTTTGAATTGCCATTTTAAAAATCCTTAATAGTGAGATTTGAAATTATAGTTTCTTGCTCACTGAGGAAATTCGTTTTAGGAAATCTAGTTGATCCTGTGTGGATCCTTGACCAGATAATACTTTAGTACGGTTGTTATTTACGTCTTGACGTTCCTTCTGTGATTGAGGTACACCCTTCTTAGAGGGGACTGACTTCACTTTGGGAGCTGCCTTACGTTTTACTTCACCAGTATCTTTAGCATTCTTGAGTCTACGATAGTCATCGATAAACTTAACAATATTAGTGTCATAAATAACGTCTAATATGTCTTCAGGTAAACCTTCTTTAATAGCAAAATCACGGATTGATTTAGCAACTTTCTCTGAATAGTCAGGAATAACATTTGTGATGTTATCCTCATATGCTTTCAGTAACGCTTGTTGCTGTTCCACTTGTTGTGCTTTTAATTGTTCATAAACTTTAGATACATTAGCTTCACGTTTATTACGTGCTGCCCAGTATTTCTCTTGAGTCTCTTCCAGTTTTTCTTTTAGTTCTCGAGCTGTATAAGTATCACCTTCTTCTCGGGCGGTATCAATATCGCCTTTAATTTTATGATACTCAGCAGATAGTCTAGATTCAGCGTCAGTTAACTCTTGGTTAATGACTGTACCTAATGTGACTATCTCTTGTAGTTTCTCAGTGCGTTCCTGTTCGATTTGTTTCTTCAGTTCGCCTAATTCACGCCCTTTTTGAGATAGATGTTTATCAGTAGAATAACCCTTACGGATTTCTTCTAGGGACACGTACTCTGTTTTACCGTCAACGGTTACAGGTATTTGATATTCCCAATCAATATCTTCTTCAGTTGGTAGCTCTGAATTTTGGGTAGACGTATCATCCTCATCAGCATTTCCTTCTTCAGATTCATTTGAATCTTTTTCTTCATCTAGGTCAGTTTCAGACTCATCATCGTTCTCTGGGGCTTGTTCTTCTTCTGCCGACGATTCATCTGGATTTGGGACGCTGTTGTCTTCTGTTGGTAGAGATTCTTCTTTTAATCCAAGCAGTTTAGCTGCTGGACTATTTTTTAGAATGTCATCAAGACTCTTAACTTCCAAATCTGCACTTACACTTCCGTCATCAAAACCCTGACTGCTCACTTGTGAGGCAGGGGTGTTGGTAGAGAGATGTGGTAAATCCATATATTATTTCCTTTGTGTCCGTTTAAGCTGCTACTAGAGCGGCTTTCTTTGCTGCTTTAGCAGCTTTCATCTTTTCAGCAAAAGGTATTTCATTAGTTGTTTTCCCTTTACTGGTCTTTATACGATCAATTGCTTCAATAGCATTTTGTAGATTAGCAAAGATAGGTGCATAGCGTTGTGCCAGACCTGTTCCTCCACTCTCTCCTGCTCGTACAAGTTCTCTTAATACTTCTTCTCGTGATCGAATTAGTACTTCCTGTGCTTTATCGTAATTACTCATTTGTTTCATTGCCCTCTTCTTGGGACTGCTTTTGTTGATTGATAAATTGCATGTTAGCACCGTATTGCTCGATACCTACTAGCTTCTCTTTTACGCTTCCTAATGCCATAGCTGTATGATATAGGAACTCACGTTCTTTAGAACAGTGAGGTTCTGTCTTTAACCAAGCTGTAAAGAGATCAGCAAGGATCTCGGCATACGCTTCGTTAAAGAATTGTTCGCGTTCACGTACTGTGAATTGGCTTTTCACTAGGGCTACCTGAGCATCCCTAAATGGTTCTACCTTATATTCTCCAGTATCATGGTTCATTGTTGGCTTTACTCTCTTCTGAAAGCCTTCTTTGTATTTTTCCATATTCTTTGTGTATTAAGAGAACTTACTCCTAAGAGTAAGACTCTGTTTGTTAAGCTAATTGTTTAGCTGTTTCACTCATTTCAGCAGCTGGGCCGTTTACTTGCGGCATTAGCGCTCCACCTTGTGGGCGAGAAGCGTCTGCATGAATGTCACCATCGATAAATCCTTTAGCGAGTGACAAGAGTTGTTTAATGTCTGGTTGTGGAGGAGGTTGTACACCTTCTTTAGCGGCTTGAATATAAATCTTGCCCCACTCTTGATATGATTTATCAAGAGCAACCATAAGTTGTTTTGTGTTGTCTTGCATTGCATTCTTAGTCTGTACGTTAGTAAGATCTAAGGTTGCTTGGCGCTGGCCTAGATCAAGCATTTTAGCTTGTTCTTCCATTTGTTTCTGTTTCTCTTGAGCTTGAATTTGTGCATTGCGATCAGCCAATGCCTTCTCTTTAAACTTAGGATCAGTGTAATCAACAAGGAAGTCTAATGGGTCTAAGTCTAGAGCCTCAAGAGTCTTACATGCGATATGTACTGCGGCTTCAGGATTAACTGCGCCACCCGCTCCAGCAGACTGTAGAGCAGGGATTAACTGTTGACCAACCAGAGCCATCTTCTTAACAATGTTCTGATTTGAGTTCTCACCCACATCAACATCAATGTATAACAAAAGGTTTGAAGGTAAAGTTCCTGGGTCAATAGACTTAAAGATATCGTTCTGATCGTAGTAGTGCATGGTTTTACCACGCATTTTGTCACGAAGAGTTTTATAGATACCCTCAATTAAACGTTTAAAGCCTGTTTCAGCAAACCTACGTGCCATGTATTGAATACGCACTTGAGCTGCAGACATAGCTCTGCTCATCTTCTCTTCACTGTTACCTGATACATAAAGAGTATCGTTAAGACCTTGAGCCGCTTTAGACATACCTGTTGCTTGCTCTTTATGAGTCTGCAATATCTCAAGTAAAGGCACTGTACCTGTACTGATAGTGTCAGGAGCTAAAGGAGACACCGCATTCATTGGTGAACCGTTAGTAGCAATAATCTGTTTAGGCTTCATGTTTTGAAGCGCACTAAAGTCTACTACATTAGGGTCAGCTAGTTTAGGAGAATAGTTCGTGAGATATACGTTCTCAACAAAGCCACGTAGAATAGCTGTAGTAGCTAATGTAGATGGACGAATCATGTCAGCAACTGATAAACCAAAGAATTCGTGAGGTACTTCAAAAGGACAAAGAGTCGCTAAGGGTACACAGTCACAGTCTTCTTCTAAGAGAATAGTTGAGCCAGCAATAATGAAGTGTTTCATTTCAGCCAAACCATCTCCGTCTCTATCTACACGTAACCAACACTCGATAACTGTTATCTGTCTGTTAGCTTCTGACGGGAATAACTCTCGTGAATTCCCCCCTAGCCAGTACTCTTCACCGACAAGACGCTTACGAGCAGCTTGTTCTTCTGTATACTTGGTTGCCCAATCATACGAACCATCGCCAATCGTATCCCAGTCAATGTTCTCTGCTATATCAGGGAAAAACTTTCTGATTTCAGATCGAGTCATATCAATCTGGATACCCACAAATGAAGCGTCATCTAGAGTATGTGCATCTCTAGTTATACGAAAACATTCTGGGTGTACATTCTTAATGTTAATACGGGTCTTATTATGCTTTCTACGTAGACGTACATTCTCATAGATTGTCTTGTAAAAGGAGTTACCCTGTTCATCTGTGTCTAACTCTTGTTTATATTTGAGTTCACCTAACACTTCAATGTCTTCTTCAGACAAAAGAATATCTAAGTTAGCTTGTTCAATCTCATCATACTCTTCAAAAGTATAGTCAAAGTCTTCAATAAACTCCCACCGAATAATACTATTCTTCCATAGGAGAGCTGACTTAACCCAAGTATTTAAGATTTCCCACCCGTTATTCTGTTTAAATATAGAGTAGTTAACTAGGTCTGAGGCTACTTTTGCCTCATGAAAATTTTTAGGGGAGGATCCAGCGGGGATAAATCGGGCTAGCCTGTTGTTGTTAAACATCAATTCAGCTAAGATAGCTGTGTAACCCTCAATAGCTTCTACAGTGTCTGAGGAAACAATCTGAGAAACACCCTGTGGAACTAAGTGGAACATAGGCATCATACCATACTCATAAGTAGCCTTCTGACGTTCACGAGCTAAGTCGCTACTATTCAAAAAGTCACCTACAGAGTTAGTAATACCTTGTTCAATCATTGCCAGTAGTTCATTATCGCCTACTGGCTCTTTATATCTATCAGGCTGGAAGTGCGGGATAGGTTGTTTATCGCTCATTGTAAACCTTTCTTGGGTTGTACATTCAATCAATCAAAGGTCTACAATGACCTGTTATTAGTGCTACTACTATCATCCCTGCCATGAGTAGCCAACGGATAGGACACAAGGGATATTCTTTACTTTTGTGGTTGACTACGAATAGCCAAGTTCACGTTATCCTGAAACTCTTTAACCTTTTCTTTTTGGTTAATGAGTTTACCTTGTGGTGTTGGTTTAACAAAAGAACCCATTTGTTTCTTTTCTTTTTCCGTTAATCTTAAATCTATTGCCATATATGTTTACCATTTAACCTTATTAGCCCAGTATGCCGCAGACAAAGGTCCCTTAGCTATATTGGCTGCATGTCTTGCTTTAAAGGCTTCATTCCGCTTTGACCCATCAGGGCTACCTACAACACCTTGAGCACCAAAGCGAATAGTCTTAATGGTGTCTCCACTCTTAGCCACAACAATGTGACTCTTAGTAGGATGGTTGGGAGTTCTTTTTGGCTTATTAAAACCAGACACCCCAGCTCTTTTTAGTCTAGGATCTTTTTCCATTACTTACCCTTCTTAACTGTCTTAGCAGAGTCTTTAAATGCTTTGCTGGAGGGCGCACCCTTGGTTCCTGGCTTTCTCATTTTCTCACCAGAACCTTTCTTGATGCGCTCTTTCTTAGCATGGATGTTATCGTACAATCCTTGCTTAGCCATGTTTATCCTTCAATAGCAATAATGTTTGCAGACTCTAAGACAACAAAGTCAGTAGCAGTACCTAAATTGTTAGTAACAACAATATCAAAGTCACTGTTAGTATCAACAGTTGGATACAAAGATGCAGTAGCAGATGAACCATGACCTAAAGCAGCTAAAGGATTAGCTACTTGGCGTGCAGTTGAACCACGGTTAACAATTTGTTTATCAATAACAGTTGAAGTGTTACTAGACAAACTAGCAGAGTGAATATCTGTTCCACCAAAAGTAACTTTAACTGTTTTAGTATTAGCAGTAGCATTAGTAGTAAAGAGCAAATGATAATTTACTTCACCTGATGGACCCATTAGTCCACCTGGAACTGTAGTACGTAACATAACTAAGTCAGAAGAAGTAGTTTGAGTATAACCTGAATTGCTACCTACTACTGCAACTAATGTCTCAGTAGGAACAAAGGCTTCAAAGGGTGAAGCAGGAACAACACTAGTCTGATACACAGTACCAGCTGTAGTTGAACTCATTACTACCCAAAATAAACCAGCAGCAACAGTTCCAGCAAAAGCAGTAGCAGGGAAGTACATCCAAGCACCGCCAGAATAAGTTGTAGGAAGAGCTGTAGTTAAAGTAACAGTACCTGCTGTGGCAATAGTACCGCTTGAAGGGATAACAACAGGAACGCCTGTTGAAGCTAATGCTGATAGTGTGTAAGGGTCACTCTTATAAGTTGAACCGAGTCTAATTTGTGCCATGTTAATTCCTTTTATTTAAATCCATGTGGTTTCTGATTGTTGAAAGTTCCCTATCTTTTGTGTAAAAGGAACATTATTTGTTGTTAGCCTATCTCCGTGTGTCCTTATTACTTCTAGGGCTATAGCTAAAGCAATAACTGTATCATCATTATGACCTACAATAGCATTAGTACGACCTGAGTCATCCGCTATATAATTCATTAATTCCCCTATGACTATCCTTGAGGGGATCCATATTTCTTCTTGTTCAATGGCATTCTTTAAAAATCCAATAATGGCTGGCTTAGAGGACGTTGTTGTTCTCCAACCTATACGGCTACCTTCTTCTTTAGAGACGTTAGCCATCTTAGTCTGATAGTACATATTAACATAACCCATTTGGATTAGTCTATTTAATGTAGCTATACCCATCGAGTTTGACTCTACAGCTAGGAGAGCATTGTTGTAATAGCGACCGAGATAAAACAAAAGATCACCAAACTTAGAGGGATCAATATGATTGTTTCTGTATACTGCACAAATTTCTCTATTTTTATTTATAACAATAGCTGCAGAGTGGTCTTTACCTACACCCAGACTTACGTCAGCACCTATCGCAAAGGCATCCTCAAAGGTAGGATACTTAAAGATCTCTATAGAACCATTCCTCACATCCTCCATCATTTGACTCTCAAAGTTAAATTCTCTTTGAGCTAGGATGGGTTGAGGAATTAAAGCTGAGAGCTTCTCTATGTTAAATACATTAGACCCTGAAACAATAAATGCTTCTTCAGGAGTCGCGGGGTACTCTTGTTTAAACTTATCTAGACCACCCTCGGCAATCTTAAGCCTTCTCCAATACAGTTGATCATCATCCAACTTAAATCGGGTAACAAGAACTTCTTCTTCATCCGTTCTTTCAAAACTAGGAGGAGCCTTACGCCTATACTCAGACATAAGAAACCAAGGAACAAAGATAGGGATATATTCATTAGAACCATCTACTGCTCCCTTCCAAAGTCTGTGAAAACTATTTCCTACACCGTTAGCTGTACTCTCGAGAATAACCTCGGTGCCATCTGCCTGAGAGATTCCTTGAAAGAGTCCAGCAAGAATCTTTTCATCATGTAACCAAAAAGCTACTTCTGACAAATGAGCTATTGTTGGAGTAATACCCCTACCCGCTTCTGGAGAACCAGCCGTATACAGCCTGTATCCTGAGTCGTTATGCTCAAACATAATCTCTTTTGCGTTAGACTTCTTAAGTTCAGGTCTGAACTGCTCAGGCATATTCGCAATAATATTTCTTGACATTGTGAAGAGAGCGTCTGAGGTAGCACTATCATGCGCCATAACTACAGACTTATTGTACTTGTTAAAGTAACTCTTCCAGAATACCCTTGAAGCAGAATACGTAGATAAACCCATTTGACGGGCTTTAAGAATGATAACCCGGACTTTACCAGTCTCTTTTAACTGAGCCTCAATAGCATCATTCACAATATGTTGGGCTTCATTGAAAACAAAAGGTTTAAACCCCTCTCGGGAGTCTTTGGGAAGAATTAAGATCTGTTCTCGAGCAAATGTCTCAAAGTCACTTGAGTATTCTTTTTCTTTTTCTCTACGCTTAAGTTCTCTTAACGCTTCCAGCCTCTGTGCGTTACTAATTTTTGTGTCCATTATTTTCTCTTAAATGTTTTTTCCTAATAGGAACCGACTAGTAATACTATGTTTAATATTTTAAAATGTAATATTTTGGATTATGTCTGGGGGAAAGTCTGGTAGGAAAAGTCTATGGGTAAGGTTTCTTTGTGTGTGAAAAAGAATCATAGGTTTGCTGATTACCCCCTGTTGTCGTTCGTGACCCCCCTGTGTCGTGTTCGTTGCCTGTGTGGTGTCGCTCCTGTCAGCTGCGCTGTGGCGCTGGTGCTGCTGGCTTCCTTTGTTTGCGCTTTTGGAGTCTGCTATGTCTGTTCCTTCTTCTCTTGCTAACTCTGTTGGTTACGAGGTCTTTGCTGTCTCTGCCTCTGGTGCTGAGGTGTTTGTTGCTGCCTTTGTTGATTCGTCTCTTGCTGAGGCGTATGCTGTCTGGCGCAATGCCTCTGATCCTGCTAACGACTACCGTGTTTGGGCTGACTATTGCCCTGTGTCTGACCCCTACTCTGAGTATGTTGCACTCATTACTGGTTAAGAACCTTGCCTGAAGGCTTTGGCCTTTGGACAGCGCTCTTGCTGTGTTGCATGTACTAAGGAGATTATCATGCGTTCTGTTCTCTTGTTTGTTTGTTTACGTCGTGGTTACATGTTGTCTCACTCACCTGTGTGTGGGTTCTGGATGACTACGTTTCACGGTTGTACTGCTTACGCTAATGACTTGTCATTACGTGACCTGTTCTTAGTAGCTACTCAACCTAAAAATTATTAAGTTTTTTGTCTGTTGGGGTCTATTAGACCTCAATGGACAGCGCTCTTGCTGTGTTGTTCATATCTAAAGGGAATCAAATGAACATAATCAAACACTTGATCTTCGGATCAATATGGTCATTCTCACTAGTGTACACACTTGGTGAGATTGAGGGTGGCAACTGTGACTTGATACTAGGAGTAGCAATATTCCTATGTGGAGTCATGGCTTGTTCACAGTTAGCAATAGCATTATTTGAAGCAGAGGAAATCATATGCAACAAGTTAGGCTAGAAGACTTCAATGAAGTCCAAAGAGAGTTTTTCGAGGAACGTGCTGGTATCAAAGAGTACGAAGCTAATATGCCGAGAGTATTAGCCGAAGAACAAGCGTTTGAAGAGACCTTAGCGTTCTTCAATCTAAAGTAATCATTGCTCTTCTCGGGTAGATAACGGAGAGACCACTTGGGGTATGTACCAAGACATTCATCAACGCCATTTCTAAGGAGATACACATGGCTAAATTCGTTCCTTCCTTTAAAGTTGAGCCACGTGCTCAAGTCTCATTCTCTACGAACAATCCATTTGGTCGTGATCGTGAGTCTGTTCCTGTTATCATTGAGGTGCTTGCATACAATGCTGACATTCGTACTATTGAAGCCACTGGTTCTGATGGTCGTAAGCGTCAATGTCGTATTGATCGTTTCAGTGATGACAAACTCTTGAAGCAGTTAACATCTGACCTCCAAGCTGCCTATAACACAGGTACTGAGGTAGTCTTTGTTGCTGCTGGTGGTAACGATCCTAACGTATGGTTCTATAATGTTATCATTGTAGGCTAAGTTAACCTTACCTGTAGACCTTTTTAACGAGAGGTCTATGGGTATGGCAATCCCGCTATACACAACAGTCATATTCAAGGAGAAACAATGACTAGATACCTGCTATTAAACCCTCTGACACCAGAGTCCTTTAGCTTATCTACCTTTGACGAGATAGAAGAAGCACTAGAGGAATTCGGGTGTAAAATGATTCTATCATTAAACACAGAAACACAAGTCATAGGCTTTGCATATGCCACAAGCAAGCAAGCCTTAGAGAACCTCTGCACAACAGTCTCTCTAGACGGTGTAATGGTAGAATACACAGCCACATACGACCAAGTAGTGAGGCTAGGATGATACTAAACAAACACAGAACACAGTTTAACTTAGAGATGACACAAGATGAGCTTAAAAGACTCATATCTACCATAGAAGGCTATCAAGAGATAGTCCTAAACTCGGATATTGTAGACGAATTAACAGAAACAGTAACATTCTTAAGGAATTCTCTTTATGAACTCACCCGATTTAAACGCTATGCAGAAGCAGAACACAAGTATCTGGCAGAAGAGGAAGCAAAGGCAGATGCAAGGATCACTTAAGGTGACAAAAAGGTACCATCACATGGGTACCCCTATCACTACCTACCAACGACGCCTACTAGATGACAAACTAATGGGCTGATATGTTACCTGAAGACTAATCTTAGGAGAGGTTAGCTCAGGAACAAGCGAGAGATAGGGTCGTAAAGAGTGTTTTGAGGGGGGTCTGTAAGCCAAAGGTTACATTCCCACCAGACACTCTCTTACGACACTCTTTCGTGACAAACTCACGACAAACTCATGACACTTTAACAAAGGAAATCATATGTCAGAATCAAATAGTCTAATCGCAGTAAACATGATACTCCAAGCAGTAAGAAAAATCTACGATGAACTCCCAGAAGACAGCCCACTCAAGAATCACATAGCACTGTACCACAACAAAATTGTCTATGATGATGAACTTGAAGAGCTTATCTTTTTCTTACCACGCAACAAAAACATATAATAATTTAACAAAGGAAATACATGGCACATCTTAAAGACTTCGGTACAAGAGGATTTGATATCAACATTGCTAAAGCATATCTCAAAGGAAGAGCTATAGAGTTCTCTAAAGCACCCTTCGTTAGTTGGTCTCCAGTGATACCCTATAGCGAGCCTGATGATATAATAAGGATCTCTAATGAAGACTACGTATTCAGACTAGGTGAAGCGTCAGTTACGTTATGTGTATCCTACGACCATTCTACAGGATTTCCCTATGTAGATGATAGTGACTTTGCTGTACATAACATAAGAATCCTGTTCGATGAACATGGTAATCCTGACTCTATGGAGCGTATCTAATGGAATGGTACTATATGATTCTCATCTTCCTCGCTGTTATGATAGTATTTAAAATCTACTATATAACAGTCCAAGAAAAGCGTAGTCTAGAAATAGAAGACAGTCGTAACAAAGATAAAGATAAAGAACTAAATGACATTATCACTAAACAAGAAGCCAAACGAACCAGCAAAAGAAATCTATGATGCGCTCATAAAGCGTATCAAGGTGAAGATAGGATTAGATACAAGAATTGTATTTGATCCTACTACAGGGATCCAGAAGTGTTTTCTTCACGGAAAGCTAATCTGGGTCAAACATGTAAGAGGTGTAAATAAACCATAACTGAAAGGTTAATATGACGACTTTATACGGATTTAAATCAGACTACATCGACTACGTACAGAAACTACTACCTGACATCGACTTTCTATACCATGACTCAGCGACCATCGCTGCATGGTTAAAGCCGTATGAGGTTAGAGACCTGTTCGTTAACGGTGTTAATACTTGGGTTTTATAAGAACTCCAGTAGTCGGTACCTAATAGGGAGTTTCTGAAAAATAATATCTATTAAATATTATTTTTAAAAGAGTAATAAAAAAGAGAATAGTCTAACTAAAGACTATTCTCTTAATAAACCTCTCTCAAGACTATCTTTAAAGACCTTCTTTCGAGATTATCTCTTGCAGTTCCTCATCTGTTAGGTCTACTGTTCTTGTCACATTGTTAGTCTCTACACGAGCTAACTTAGGATTCTCGTACTCTGCTAACTGAGCAGCATATCGAGCAGCATCCTCATAGTTGTTATCAGCTATAGCAGTATGAATAGCCATCCTTAACACATCCAAAGGAGATAAACGAGGTAACTCATCCATCACTTCAATAAAATTCTTAGCGTTAAGTTTAAATGCTTCTCTGGCGGCTATATTAGCCTGTCTTGAAGCTACACTCTTTAGCTGAGCTGACCTAGCCGTCTCAGAAGTTATGATTCTGAGATTAGCCAAAGAGTTAGGGTGTACTGTTTTACCTTTTGAAGGTATTGTACCCCTTCCAGCAGCGAAACCACTCTCTGGTTTAGCTGTATTTTCATTTTCCATTATGTTCTCCTAAAAGATATTATTATCTATTAGGTACCATCTAGCAAACTTCTTCCAAAAGGAAATCATCCCATGGCGACACAAGACAACAATTCGCGTAACGAAATCATCAAAGATGTTGAGTTACACTGGTGTAAACTAGACAAACCTGTTTCACCCTTCGGTACTGAACAGTACGAGATCAGCATCCAAGTTCCTAAAAAGCGTTCTTCTGAATTAGCTGTTTATGGTAACCCAAAGCCAGTTAAAGACCGTGATGGTAAAGATACTGGTCGTGTATCTATCAATCTTAAGAAGAAAGCTCTTAAGAAAGATGGTACAGATGCCGCTAAAGTACGTGTAGTAAATACCAAGAAAGACTCTATCGATCCAAAGTCTATAGGCAATGGTTCTAAAGGTAACGTTATGGTCTACCTTCAAGACTACGCTATCAAAGCTCCTAACGGTAAAGTGACTAAGGAAGGTACTTCAGTAATGTTAGTGGCTGTTCAAGTTACTAACCTTATTAAGTATGAGCCTAAGTCAGATAACTTCACAGACTTTGACTATGATGGTCAACCAACAACAGCTACCAACGCTGATGATGTTGAAGCCATATTCTAAAACCTAGTTGTAAGTATAACCCTCTTAATTGAGGGTTTTTTATTCATTTTCTTTTTTAAGGTATATCATGAAACTCACTAAAACTCAATTAAACTATGCTGAATCTAAACTCAATCGTAAGATTAATGAGTTACAGAACAAAAACGCTCCAGCCTATGTAGCTGACAGTCTTGAGACTCCTAACGGTATCTATGATGCTCTCGTTGCTATGGGTGTACCAGTAATGAGTCGTGAAGAGTTCAATAAAGAAACTTGCTGGTACAACTATCGTGATATTACTAAGATCATCAAGTTCCCTGAACAATTTACTAATAAAGCAACAGCTTATAACGATGCAGCTACAGCTAATCGTGAGTACTACGAAAAGCTCCGTGAATCCATGCTCGATAAACTCTATCTTGCTGGTGATGCACAAGATGCCCTTGACTTAATCGAAAGCCTCTAATATGAAACAGTATACATTTGAACTAATTGAAAACTTCCCAGAACCCAC